TCATTTGACACCACTTGATTCCTCAAGGCGGGAACTTTGTTATATCAAAATGATTGGTTGAACTATTTGGTGCGTGCATCCTTTTTTTCGACATCTTTCCACCAACGACCGGTGGAGCGGGTCTTGTCGAATTCGAACCAACATCCGGTGATCGATCCTCGAAATTGGATGATGTTTTTTCTGATGCGAAACTTTCTACGCCCTAGTCTGAGGAGGCGTTCTTCAACATCCATGTGTTGACACCATTCACTGAAGAATGGTTGCAGCGCACCGTACTTGTCGAGGAGCGCAGCATTCTTCTGTCCAACCAAGATCAAATTCCGTAAGCGTGACGCTGCGGCTTCGAAGTCTTTGAACGTTGCCATCTCAACCTTCGTTCTTCATCTGTGCGAGCAAGCCCGCCGCCGTGACCACCGCACCGAGCAGGCTGTCAGCCTCGACTACGATCCACATCTCCAACTTTTCGGGAGTGGACGGATCGATAGCGACGACGTGGGGAACGTTGTGATCCAAGTGCTGATCGACCTTGAACTCGGGAAGGCAAATCGGGATGGACCTGCTCGCTTCACCGATGTTAGTCGGATCGTACGGGATCATGCTTCCTTGGTTCGGATGACAAGCTTGCGACCGAGGCGGACGACATAAACAGTCTCGCCGTGTTCGGACGGGAGAATGAGGATGATGGGTCCGCTGCTGTAGACGCCCAACTCGAGGCGCACAAAGACCTCTTCGTTGATGGAGTATGATGCTTTGGGCCACATTTCCCGAACATTATCTGTGATGATGTGGATGGGCTGGACGACCCCGTCGCCTGCATCGTAGCGAAAAAGAGGTGGAGGGTTGCGAACGGTTACGGGATCGATATCCACCATGTCGAGAGTTCGTTGGCTGATCACGTGTTTCTCCTTCGCTCGGTTAAACGAACGTTTAGAACGATTGTTTTCTCTTATGAGTCATCCCAGTGCTGAAGTCGGGATGAATCTGAAAACTTGGACCTTCCGGTCGATGGCTCGTGGTTCGTTCTTTTCCGTTCTCGTGGTAGAGCTTCTCGAAACCAAGCATCTCACGAAGAGCGTTGGCGAATGTGTTGAGCCCATTCATTCCCGGACGTTTATTGACCTCGCTCATGCGATTTCCTTCTTAGGGCTTCGTCGACGACGAGGAGTTGCTCGAATGATTTCACGATTCTGTCCGTCGACGTAGAGTTTCTCGAAGCCGAGCATCTCACGGAGACAATTAGCGAAGAACATGATCCCGTTGGGGTCGCAATCTCGCTTTCGTCTCTCAGTAGGAGGACGTCGTTTGTCGGAGATAGCTTTCACGCAGTCTTCGCTGTCAAGTTGACGAGAACGTGACGACCGATGACGTGGATGAAGAACTCCATCCCATCGATGTGCGTGATCTTGTATGACCCATCTCTCGGACGCGACTTTCGCTTGAGAGCCTTGAAGGCTCCGGACCGCAGGAGTTCGATTCGCAACTTGCGGGTTAAGCGATCGAAGAGTCGGCGCGCTTTCTTCTGTTCTTTCACGAGTCCACCTCGATGATTCCCGCATCCTCATCGGGCACGATCCAACCTCGAGCAGAGAGCTCTTCATGGAGTGCATTGGCGACGTTGTCGGGCACCGGATGGACTCTGCAGTCCTCGGCATTGCCGAGACCCTCGTTGTACGCGACCTCCATCGCACGGCAGATGAGGACGAAGGGAGTGATGGGACCGTCGCACTCGTGAGAGAGCGCCTGGCGGATGTGACCCACCCGGTGGGCCGATGTAACCTTGCACGGCCCGAGGCAGATAGAGCAGTTCATCACGCTGCCTTCGAGCGGCGAGCAAGACGGTTGGGCAGGGTGTGGAGGACGATCGCCGTGCCCTGGAGCCTGTTCTTCTTGATCTCTCGGGCGAGCCAGGAGAACGCTTCGAAGCAGAGTTCCATCGCGGTGGGGTCGGGCTTGGCAGTCGACTTGGGCTTGTTCTCGTTCATCGAAGACCTCGATTGATGTTTAACGTTTCGTGGACGTTTGATATTTTTGATTGTGTTCTACGTTTACACTCACTCCACAGACGACGGAATTGTCTTCAACGTCGGTAAGGGATCGCGTAGGTGTGCGTGGAACCTGAAGCATCGAGGAAGCAAACATCGGAGAGTTGCAGCTCGCTATGGTTGCATCGTCGAGATCGTATGGAGGACTGACGACGAACAAGCAGCTCTTGCTCACGAGATCCAACTCATCTCCCACTTCGGGACTTACACGACAGAGTACGGAGACGGCGACATCTTCTGTAACTTCACTCTCGGAGGAGAGGGAACAAGTAGTCGTAGCGGCTACGTCCACACTCCAGAAGCTCGAGCAAAAATGTCTGCTGCTGTTCGCAATCCATCTGCTCCATCCACCCAAGCAAGAGCCAAAATGTCGGCCGCTCATATGGGCAAGCGGCAAACTCCCGAAGCTATCGCTAAAGTTTCTGCAGCACTCACCGGACGATCTCCTTCTGCAGAAACCAGAGCAAAAATGTCTGCTGCTGCTAAAACGACGGTGCTTGATACATCGCCCCTTTTCCCGTAAGCACGTAGACGAAAATGCTTACGGGAAAAGGGGCGAGGGAACCCCGGAGAGAATTCCCCTCGCCCCACTCCTCAGATCATGCGGTCTTGACCGTCGTGCCTTTCTTGGCGTCGCGGACCGCGTCCTTGTCAGCCTTGAGGTTCGCCTTGTTACGCTTGATGCGCTCCTCGACGGCGTTGCAGTCGGCGACGTTGGCTGAACCGTCCGGGTTGGTGGAGATGAACTCCCAGTGCGGGAGGCCGAGTCCCTTGGGGGCGGAGGTGAGGGAACCGTCGACGTTGCCCTCCGGATCAATGATCGCCGCGACGGCACGGGGCGGGAGGTTCTTGCGGACCTGGGCGTGCTGGGTTGCGACCTCGGCGTCGACCTCCCAACCCTCGATCGCCTCGTCCGAGGAGACCACCACCTGCGCGGGGTAACCGCCCTCGTCGATCGACTGGGTCGCCGTGAGGAGGTAGTTGAACTGTCCGGGCTGGAACGCCGTGCCGCGCTTGGGCTCGTGGACGTGAGCCTTGGAAGATGTGGGGAGGACGTAGACGCCGGAGAGAGACTTCGTGGCCTTATTTTTCCGGATCATGATGAAACCTCTTCAGATGTTGTGGGAAACCGGCTCGGGGAGAAAAATTCTTCCTTACCACTTAAGACATTATATCACGTGACCACTGCAGTTTCATCCTGCAGGGAACTTTGTTTTCCGGTTGAGCTTAGATGGAGCTTACGAGAACTTTCGAAGGACTACTTGCTTCCGTCAGAGTTCATGAAAAGTTCCTCAGGCTGGACCCAGACTCGGACGCCCGGGCGCAACTTGATCCTGATCGAAGGGACAGTACCTGGGGTGGGCGGGCAGTTGTGAAGAGCCTCGACCACGACGGGGAAGTACAGGACCTCCTCCTCGCCATGGGGCTTCCTCCGCCGGAGTGCGAGCCAGCGCTTGTCCTTGACTTGGATGAGATTCATCGCAGATTCCTCCATTGGTTCCATTTTGTACCACGGTGACCCCGCAGGTCAGGGTTCGTGATGGGTGGGCAGGCCGATGCACTTCGCCGTCTCACTGCCGACTCTTTGCGATCCACCCGGCTGCGAATGACCGTGCCGAGATGGAGAGGCCGATGGCCGTTTCGTCGCAGAGGATCTCAGTACGACCCGTCGAACCGTTCGGCTGGGTGGAGAACTTCGCTCGGGAGATCTGGTTCAGGTAGTCGAGGAGCGCCGCCACGAGGTGCAGGTCTCTCGTACCGTAGACGTAGTGTGTGCCCAGAGCGATCTCGTGGCAGGGGAGGCACTGGATGGTGGCGCTCCGGTCCGCGTTGGGCATGGTCTTGTCGGACTCGTTCTCCGGAATTGTGGTCGAGCAGTCGCAGCACTTGAACATGATCGATCTCCTTCGGTGGGACGCCAAGCAGAAATTTGGGAGACGGAAAGGGATTCGAACCCAAAGTATCCCTCCGATAGGGATCCGTCTCTAGAAGAGAGCTTACCGTTTGAGGATAGAGATGTTCACGCAGGGATTGGGATCTTGCTGATGGTTGTCCTTTATGGGCCTGAGTTTAGTGACCATTCGGTACGCCTCGAACAGACTCAGTCCCGTGCGCCGGCGGAGATGCCTGACCACTTCCAGGATGCTATGACCCGGCGAGCTCAGCATTCCCATGAGTTCGACAACAATGGTGGGGTCAGCGGGATCCACCTCCTCCTGCTCCTCTGCGTTGACCGGCAGGACGGGCTCTCGACGAACCAGGGCATCTTCTTCTGCGATGATGAGCTCCCCGTTGGGGCATGAGCACTCTTTGACAAGCCTTCCGGACAGCTCGTCGACCTCGGTGCAGTCGAGACCGCTTCCATCGGAGTACATCCCCTTGCCGGTGGGTGTACCGTTGAAGAAGATGGAGCGCGAGCCGTTGTATCGGGCGGGACTGCCGGGTTTGGCATTCTCGTCCATGGCGATGGACTTGCAGCTCCAGCGCAGGTCGGGATGATTCTTGCAGGTGAGGATCACGTGTCGCATTTACAGGAGTTCTCCATCGACCGTGAGAATGGTGGAGAGGAAGGCGTTGATGAACTCGTACCCAACCGAGTCCCCTTCCTCCTTGTCAAGGAAGACGTAGTAGTCATTGACCTTCACGGCAACGTTGCCCAAAGCGAGAGCCTCCCAGCGAGAAATGAGATCGGTCACCTTCTCCTGGGAGAGAGTGCCAAAGCAGGTGTACGTCATGCCCGGGCGCTTCGAGAATTCCGTTCTCGTCATTGTGGATGCCTCCAGTGAAATTCATTGTACCACGGTGACCCCATCGGTTCATCCGGAGAGATTCGATCCGCGCCAAGCAGAAAACAATCTCGGGAAGCGTGAGAGGTTCGACTCCTCTCACGCTTCTAGTAGAGAAGTCGGTAAGGCTAGAGATCGTCCCAGAGGTCTTCGGACCTCCCTCTCTCCAGGGGAACCGAGCAAGCCCAGCAGGCCGCCCTGTTCTTTTTCAACGCGGAGAAGAGGGGTTCGTGCTTGCCGTTCGACGTCTCGTGCCCATTCACATGGCAGGGAACGCACTGGATCGTGGCGCTCCCGTCCGAGTTCGGCAGCGTGTGGGTGGAGGCCAGAGCCTCGGGAATCTCCTTCTTGCAATCGCAGCAGACGAACATGTCGGTGGTCCTTTCAACGTGTCGGAGAAACACTCGGTTGGTTTACATCCAGCCTAAACAGCAAATGTCAAGGGTGCCGGAGAACCACGCTGGATTGCTCCAGAACACACGGGTTGAAGCCCAGGCCTCGTAGCAAGGAATCTTTATGTCCCGGTCCAGGTGAGCAATCCGAGGGTTCTGAGGGGTCATGCACAATCGACCAATCACTTGCGCCGTCTTCGTCTGCGCGTTGGGGGACGGGGAGGGCATGAAGGCGAAATCCTGGGCTGGGGACGGTACTCCCCTATGGGAAATGATTCTTTCCTCCCGGCCCGGGCTCATCTTCTAGTTCGCCGTCTTGTCGGGCGGGGAGAGGGCTTCGATCTCGATGACGATCGCCACGCCGGAGGGGCAGTGGACGCAATTGTCCTGCTCTCCGATCTCGGCCATGGGGCCCTCGTCGTCGCAACCGACGTCCTCGAGGTGATTGCAGGCCCTGCAGAACCAGACGAGTTTTCGGATCAAGTGATCTCCTGCGTCAGAGGGTGGATCGGAGAGAGCTTGTGCATAGAGGTATTGCCGCTCACTTCGCTTCGAGGGCAGACCCGAGATCTGTCGCGCCCGCGGCGGAGCCGGCGACGAGGGGAGGGAGCTTCGTCCCGTCGTTGGTCATCATGTCGACAACCACCTCGGTCCCTTCCACCCTGTAGCCCAGGAGGATGAATTCTCCCGGTTCGAGGTCCACGAAGGAGGGTCCTCCCGCGAGGTATGCCTTCGCCGAGACCTGCGCTCGAACCCCTTGGGGGAGCCGGGCCTCGTTCAGAGAGGAGCCGAGGAGAGCGCGGGCGAGGAGGCGGGAGTCCATTTTCATGGTTTATTGTACCACACGCTCATCGAGGTTTCATCTCTCTGACCCGCCTGGGCCATCGAGGGCTCACTGTCCATAGAGCTTTCTCGAGCGTTCGTTCCCCCGCCTGAACCTTCCGGCCCGGGCGGGGACACCAATGCTGGAGACTACCAATCGTGAAGCGGGTGGGTGTCTCTCTCGAAGAGCCAGGCCAGCCGGCGGAGGAACGTTCTCACTGGACGCCACGCTTGTTCAGGAGCCAGGCCTGACACACCTCACACCCGGGGCGGCTCTTGGCGAATGCCTTCATGCTCTGCCCAGGCGCGCCGAATTGCAGCCAGAGGGTCCTGATGGTGTTCACTGGAGACCGCACTTCCGGTACGCTCCGCCCACCTGGCTCTCCATCCAGGCCGAGCAGACCCACTTCGCCTGGGGAGCTTCCTCGTCCAGCTCGATGATCGTCTCCCCGTCATGGCGAGCCGGGCGCTTCACCGAGATGACGGTATCGCCCAGGGTGATCGTGATCTCCTTGTCCCTGGGGAGGGGGACGTTCATGTCAGTGCGCTGGGGAGCCACCGTGCGGGGCTCGGGTCGGATGACCTTCTTTTCCTCGACGTAGATCCCGGAGAGCAAGAGCCCGGTGACGATGAAGGCCAGGGCGGCCGTGTCGACGATTTTCATTTGATGTGTCCTTTCGCTACCGCTCTAGGAGCGATAGATCCTTCCGCCGCATCGGGCGGGGCAGTAGCAGTGGAGCCAGGTCTCGTGGAAGGTCCGTCCGCAGCCGTTGCACTGGCACACGGTGGGAGCCGGCCTGTAAGAGGGAGGGGAGGGCTCTTCTTCGTCGAAGCCCTCTCCCGAGTCGCGCGATCCTCCGAGGTTGAAGATGAGGTCCAGCAGGCCCATGATTCGATTCGTCTCCGTCGGGCTGGATCGCCCGCCCCCGAGCTCTCCTTTCGGAAAGCCGGGGAGCAGGGGAGCTAACCCCTCACTTCGCCGGGTAACCGGCCATCTTCAGGAACTCCGCGGCATGGGCCCGGAGGGTCTCGCCCGCCCCGATCTCCTTCCCGTGGGAGGTGAGGAAGACCAGCAGGGGGGCCAGATTCTCGACGATGATCATTCCCTTCGCCAGGCCGAAGCCCATGTTCACCCGGCCGGCCGGGTTGAGGGTGAGGACGGGGTTGCCCTTGTAGAGGCTGAGCTCGGGTGCAGAGACCGTGATGACGTCCGCCATGTTCGTTTTCTCCGTGAAGACGAGATCGATGATTCGATCCCGATGAGACATCTCGAGCGACGTTCGTCTCTTCGACGAGAGCCAACTTAAGATGTCTCATCGGGACCGAGAGGGAGATGAATCCCTCCCGATCCGATGACCCCTAACCTTAGAGGGAGAGCGCGAGCTGCTTGGGAGCCATCTTGCCCGACCGATTCGCCTCGATTCGGGCCTGGACCGACTCCTTGGTCATCCCCTCGACCATGAGTTCCCAGTGGGGAAGAGAGGTCCCCTTGACCACCGGCTCACCGTGGACCGTTCCCGCGAGGTCGATGATGGTGATGACCTTTCGAGAGGGGAGATTCTTCTTCTCGGAGAAGTGCTTCGTCGCGATGTTGAATCCGACATCGACGATCTCCGCGTCGTCCCCTTCCCCGACCATGAGGGGTTCGAAGGTCGTGAGCACCACCCTGACCGGTCCACCTTTCAGGTCGAGCTCGCTGGTGGACTCGAGGATGTACTGGTACTGGTTCGGCGTGAAGGCGTTCGAGGTGGTGGGCGACAGGGGCTGGAACTTGGTCGCGGTCGGGAGGCAGGAGAAACCGACGAGGACCTTGAGGACGGACTTACGCATGGTGGTGAAACTCCGGGTTGGTGGGTGGTTTGGGGTTGGGGTTTTTCGTCCCCTCCCCACCTTGTAAAACCAATTATAACCCCGTGGCGAAACCGGTTCCGCCCGGCAAAAACGAAGTTCGATTCAAAGTGGGGCCTAAAAAAGGGCCCCTGAAAAATGGGTGGGGCCGCCTAGGCTACTTTATGGGGCCCTTTTCGGGGGGTTCACGGGCGCAACGCCCCGCGGTGAATTCTCGAGAAAAATTCGATCACTTTTCGTTTGCTCGTCTGATTCACACCGTTGAATTCGCGTTTCCCGGAGCTTACAATTAAGGTTGCACGGACCAAAACCCAAAAATCTCTCGGGAATTTTTCTACTTAGATTCGGCCCCCAAAAATGAAACTGCGTATACTCGAACTCAGGTCCATCGTCAGGAAATGCTTGGCAGAGTCTCCCATGACACCCGAACACGGAGTTTCTGACATCGTTGTTCAGGATACCACTCGACCGAAGCACCAGAAGCAGGCCGAGCGCTTCTTCGCTTCTCCCGAATTTTTCAAGCAAGCTACGCGGTTGTACGGCAATCTGTCCGTCCCCATTCGGATCGTTCCTATCTGGGGATCTCCTAGCCTCGGAAGTCCCGGAGCGCGCGTCGGGTCGTACGACCCGGAGACCGCCGGAGCATCGCTCGAAGACCTGGGCCTGCCGTCCCCGCTCACCTCCGAGCTTTCTCACTTTTTGTCTTCAGGTGGAACGATCTTTTGTCCGTACGCATTCCGGATGGAAAAAGGTCTTCTACCGACACCTTGGATGTTCGTCCATGCGATCTTCGATTCTCCGATCGGGAATGTTCGCGGTGCGAACCAGGTCGCGGAGATCTTTGAAAGAGTGACGAGTCTCATGCACGACCTCAAGGTCGCCGCCATGGACGGGCTTGGCAGTCTCATGGAGCTCGCGCCCGATTTCTCGAAATCGTTCACGTTCAAGAGCGCGCGGACCGGTGCGTTGCCACACGATGAATTCGGGAGAGACACCGTGGCGGAAATCATGACGCAGGCGATTCTTGATTCTCGAGGGTTTCGCTTCGTTCATTCCGAATTTGGGAGGTTCGACGCGGTTCTCGCGGAGATTGAAAAAGCCGTCTCGGGAGCTCGCACGGCTTTTGAATCCTTCGTTCGTGGCAAGATGATCTGCGTGCTGGTGGTGGATTGATTCTCTCCCAAACCTGACAATTATCCTTGCCAAAGGCCCTCGTCCCGATTCTCTCCGAAAAAATTCGGGCCTGTTTCGGCCTCTGCAAGCACGATTGGATCCTTTTCTACGACGAGCATGACATTGGTATCGAAGGGAGACCAACGATCAAGGCATGTTCCCGGTGCGGGCTCGTGGGCTACAACCCGTTGGGTTTCTAGAATCTCTCGGGAATTTTTTCGGGCCGTTTCACCCTACTTATCCGAAGATGAAGATCGAACACAAGATCGTCGCAACGCTCAAGAACTTATCAACTTTGGATGAGGTATGGGACTACTGCGAACGTAGCTTCGTCTACCTTGGAGAAGGAAACTCCCGGGCGGCGTTCGCGGTCTCCAATTCGACAGTGATTAAGATAGTCACGGACGACGTCCAACCCAACAGGACGGAGTGGAGGGTGGGTTCGAATCCCGCGAATGGACGATTCGTTCCGAGAGTGCTGGACCACCATCCAGAATTCTGGTGGATCCTCGTGGAGAGATTGAAAGCTGTCTTGCCCGAAGAAGCTTTTCGAATCGTGGGTGTGAGCGAGAGAGCCCTCGGAGAGTTCTTGGACGGACGCGACTGGTACGAGACGGTGGGAGAATTCGATATCACGCCCGAACAGAAAAGCTTCATAGAGGACCTCAAGGTTTTCGTGCGTGCAAACAGACTTGACACCCACTCCCTGGAAACCCATCAAGAATGGGGTTGGACGCATGATGGTCGTTTCGTCCTGATGGACTTCGAATGACGTCAGCAACAAATTCGAATACAAAGTGATTCCGAGTACCATGGAACGATGGACCTCCGGCCTCTTTTTAAAAATCTCTCGGGAAATTTTCTGTGTTTCGAGTCCTACTTATGTTCCGTAATGAAGTTAGCACTGACGGAACTTAGACGACTCGTCCGAATCGCTTTGTTGGACGAGGGTGTTAGACTAGAAGACGACGAAAGGGAGGTTAGGATGATCGTGAAAAGGATCGTCGGGCTCCTCCCGATCCGGATGAATCTCTTGGATGAGCTGGTGCCAAAAAACGAGGTCCATCTGTCTCCGAGTGAACTCGATGCCGTCGAAAGAATCCTCGACCGTGAAGTGACCAGCAGCTCCGTCGAAGATCCAAACAAGGACTGGACCGTCGCGGAGAAATTCGTCACGGACGACCATCCAATGATCGAACCGCGGCCAGGACCCGGTTCACTGTGCTGGTCCCAATCCACCGAAGGTGGCTACTACACTGTCAACTTCCTTTTGGATCGTAGCGCTGGTTCGCTACGATGGTGGTGGGAAGAGCTCTAAGCGCACCTTTAGAACCACTTCCAGTGCATCCCAGCCAAGGAATATTGTACGATGTACCATGAGTACATGCTACAGGTGCAAGAGCAATCGGACGGTGGGACAGGTCCATCTGGCGAACGGAGCCGTGGAAGAGGCGTGCAAGAACTGTCGGGATTGCTTCCACGACGGGATCAACCGAGGAAGCCTGGCGGAGTTCTACCGCGTGAAGGCTCTGCTGGAAGCGGCGGGAATGTCGGAGATCAAGGTGCTGGAGATCATGGGCAGACCGTGAGTCCCATGTACCAGCACTGCGATCGCTGCAGCAGGGTCACCCTGGAAGAGCTGAAGCACCGCAAGTTCGACGGGTTCCTGCGGAGGATCTGCCCCACTTGCAATGACGTCTACGATGCCGCCCTTCGATATTGCGGTCAAGAAATAGATGGACTCAAGGAGCTTCTGAGAAAGATAAGGCCGGCGATCATGGAGCTCAGCGAAGCCGACGATCAGGACTGCGAGGTCCAGGGACGTCTGGACCAGGCGAGAGAACTTCTAAAGAATTTCGAATGACACCCCAGAAAAAATATCGATTCGCAGAGTTGGCCAAGGAGAACTTCGCAAACTGGCAGTTCGAACTGCTCGAAGCCCGCGGCAAGGCCGCCATCGGAATCTCCATCGAGGACAGGAAGGGCAACATCATGATGTTCGCACCGACCCATCCCAGCTACCTTTTCAAGGACGTGAACGTCGCCCGCTCCATGCATAAGATCCTCGGCGAGTCCAAAACCGCCTTCAAGGACCTCCTGGAGGAGAACGCCGAGTGGGGGTTGTGCGAGCAGGTGAAAGGACCCGAAAGTGTGATCGATGGGTCTTGATTTTCTCGATTGGGTGAGCGACTTCCACAACCTGGCCGACCGGATCGAATCTCTGGGTGCCGAGAATTGAAGGTGTACCTCGTCATCGAGCTCATCGTCGATACGACGACTTCGAGCTCGCCGCAGCGTTCAGAACGCTCTTAGCTCCGTCACGCGAAGCGGGGGCAAAAATCAAAACTCCATCGTTGAACCCACGTTTCCCATGTGGTAAAATGAAAATAGGATTTGACTTTGCAACTCATCAAACCGACGGATCTCAAGTTTGGTATGATCTACAGGCGCCACGGTGGAATCACTCCCTTCAGCATCGGTTGGAAGATCTTCCTCTATTCGAAGATGGAAGAGTTCCACCGTGATTTGATTACGATCTCCTTCATTGGAGACGACGGACAGCTCTGTCGCGGGTGCCTCCACGTCGGGACCGATCTGGAGGTGCTCGCCGCACCTTCGCGTGTCGCTCTCATCGAAGCTGGAATTCAGAAGCTCCCTTCAGTGCGTTGAACCCTTATGGGTCGGATGGTAGAATTAAAATGGTAACGTGTTATCGAAAGGAATGAAGATGAAGATCACAATGACGACTCCCGAGGCCATCGCCGATCACCAGCTGCGTTGCAAGGAAAAGCAGGACATTTTGGAAAGTGTGAAGCACGAAACCTTCGTCGAAGACTTCGAACACTCGTTGATGTGCGCGAAGGTGGTGGAGGCTCAGGTTCTGTACCTGAAGCACGACGTGATCCCCACCGCGGTCGCGATCGGTGCGAAGCAGACATCGTTCACGATGGATCCTTCGAAGTACATCAGCCCGTGGATCAACAACGATCCGACCCACCAGAAGCTGGCGTTCGAGTGCATTATGAGAGTCATTCAAAAAATCTTGGGCTCCAAGTACACTGTCGAGTACACCCCCACCGGCGTGCTCAAGGTGAGCTGGTAAACATCATGCATAGAAAGATGATGAGCTTCCAGATGTACCGTGGTGGGATGTGCTTCGTCCTGGAACGTAAGCTCGGACGAGAGCTCACGAAGGAGGAGACTGCCTGCCTCATGCGCGCGGATTTCACCCGGGAGGAGCTGGAAGATCTGGACAACGGATCGATCTTCCCGGCGCGTGGGATGGTCGAGATCATCTTCGCAGCGTTCGTCGCCAAGCACCCCGCTCCGGAACCGGTCGTCGTCCCCCTGCCCCTCGTCGGACTGGGCCTTCTCGTGCTCATGATCGGAGTCGCGGCTGTCAGATACACGTACCTGTGAGATTGGTCTCCGGAGATGTCGTCCGCCTGGAGACCAATCTCACAGGGTGGAGCGAGCGGGGCTGGACCGTGATCCCGGTCGGAAGCGTCGTGCTGATCCTGGGAGAAAGACAGGGTTTTGGGAATGTCTACGAGGCCCTCGCTCCTTCCATCGGAAAGTGCCTCGTCGGGATCGTGGACAACCTAGAGGGAGCGACGCTCTTATGATGGATCTTACCCCCGGCACCGTCCTGTGCTTGAACACCGTTCGGGCCGTGAACGTAAAAAATGAGCTTTTTCTCGACCCATCGAACGATGATGGATGGGTCGTTCTGCCCATCGGTGCGATAGTAGTAATCCTGGCCGAAGATCTCTGCGACGTCACCTTCTACCACGTGCTCTCCGGCGTGGGAGTCTGTCGGCTTTCCGTCTCCCTTGGACGTGGGGTCACTGTTCTATGAGCACTTACATGGATCTCGAACCGGGAGACAGCTACGGGCCCGATTACACCCACGAGATGTTCAGCCATCTTCCTGCCCACGCTCGAAGGAACTTCATTCTCACGTGCCTGCAGGTCGAAGTTGTCGATGTTGACACCAAGATCGTCTTCACCCTCATGGAGAATTGCCGCGTCATTCGAAGCACGTTCGAAACGAAAAACATGCGCAACGTCACACCGATTCGGATCCTGCGGTGAGGATAGAACTTAAGGTCGGTGACATCATCAGGTACGACTCCAACGATCCGGAAAGATCTTGCTACATGGTCTGCCTGGGGGATGGATTTTACTTCCGAGAAGGTAAGGTCTTCCGCAACCGGAAGAAGCTCCACAAGATCGCCGTTGAACTTGCCAAAGGCAAGGGTGGGCGGTTTCATCGTTTCAAAAGGCTATGAAAAAATTCTTCTCGGGGGACATCGTTCGAACGAAGTCAAGCGTGTTCATCGAGTTTCAAGGTTGCTGGATCCGGCAGGCGGTGGGTTCGGTGTTGGTGATCCTGTCGTCGGAAAAGTATTACACTATGCTCTCTTCTAAACATGGCTGCGGATCGTTGCCCTCCACATGGATGGATGATCGTTTCGAGGAACTGAAGTGAAAGATCTTGTAAAGGGCGACGTTGTTTTTCTGCAAGAGTCCGTGTCGTTGTGGTTCGGCGGAAAGTACCTCGGTCGATTGTTTCCCAGGGACGGTGCGATGATCATCCTGGTAACCGGTGAGGAGCTGTGGGTCTCCGATCCCTACGTCCTCGTTCTGACGCATCTGGGAATCGGATGGTTGCGTTCTACTTGTGTCAGGAGATGTGTTGAAAGACCTTAGACCCGGTGACGTCGTTCGCTTCAAACCTTACACAATGGCTCACATCCTAGAGGTTCATCTCCGGTGCAATCACCGGTGCATAGAAATTGTTCCCAGTGGTGTCGCTGTGGTGGTGTCCGATCCTTGGGAGCCAGAGATCGAATTTCCCGTGAAGAACGAGCCGTACCGGGAGGTCTTGGTCATCAGCTCTCTCGGACTCTGTTCAATGGACTGTTCCGGCTGTCAGATACTTCAGGCCCCGGCCCTGGCCCCGTTCGATGGGGTAGAAGCGTTGTAACGGAAGAACGGGGCCCGCCCCGCCCCTATTTAACTCGTGAAGTTACATCTCACCGAACTGAAGGTTCTAGTTCGATCACTCCTTGAGCAGGGAGAGGAGTCTACCCTCCACCGTTGGGGTACCGGTTCTAAAGACGCTGTCGAGGTTGCCTTGGCTCACATCGGAATATTTCCGATCCCTAGCGGCGAACGTGGCAACTCAACTGTGGGATCGGGATCATATAACACGGTCAAGGAAGTCCTGTACAAGGATCGCCATTGCGTCGCCCGGTACTCTGTCGAACAAAACGAACAGAAAGCCATGATCGATTTCGTCGACTTCGCCCGCATGATGGACCCAAAGTACGCTAAACACTTTCCGGAGCTCATTGACACCTTCGAAACCGAAGTTCAATTCCACGAAGGTTTGAGCATGATCTACGGAACTCTGATGGAGCTCTTAGACCCGATGCCCGCGGCACTCGAACACGATCTCCAATACACCAAATACGAGTGGAAACTTCCACCAGGTCGAATCGATATGTTTTTGCAGGACTTCGATGCGCAGGAGAGCATCATCGCCTCCGCTTCTCGGATGGGATCAATCTCAGACGACCAAATTCGTAAGGTCTACACTGGTGTCGTTGTGCCTATTCTAGAGAAAGCTGCTGCCGAAAAGCTCACGCTCATGGCTCTCAAGTCCCTTCTCGATAGAGCTCTCACGAACATGAGAGGCATTGGATCGTATCTCGAAAACGAGATCACCCAAGCCATTCGACGGGAGATCGTTCCCATGACTCTTGGTCGTAAGAGCCTTGCTGGTAAACATCCGTCTCGCAAGGTTCGGGAGTTCGTTGAGTTTTTGCATGCTCTTGACGAGGCGGGCATGATGTGGGACGATCTCCACACCGGTAATTTCATGGTCCGACGGGCAACCGGCGACTTTGTCGTTGTCGATCCCGGCTTATTCGAATGACTGATTTTTCGTTTAGCATCGAGATGAGAACTACTACTTATCCGTAGCACCATGAAGACGAAGAAGAGTGAATTGGGTATCTCCGACCTCCGCAGGCTCGTCATCGAGCTCCTCGAAGAAGAGATTTCGCAGGGAATGGGCGGTCCTCCGCCGCTTCCACCCGGAGCTTCCGGGCGCACCCCTCCTCCAGCTTCCGCCGGGCTCCCTGCTCCGGGCGCCCTGAATAAATTCAAGGCCGATATCAACATGGCGGCCGATGCTGCGCAGAAGGTCCAGGCAGCCGTCGCTAACGCAAACACTCCAGAAGCTCTTCGTTGGTTGGACAAAGTGATCCACTTCGCCACGAGTGCCAAAGCACAGCTCCCGAAGATCTGAAGCGAACTAACTTTTCTCTCTCGTAAGTTGAACCGTCATGACGATCGATAAGATCGCGGACGCTCTTCCGCCACCCAAAGAAATTCTCTGACGTTCCTTTCGTTGAACCTGTGTGGATCCCATGGTAAAATAATATCGTGGTACCTTACATGTCTCTTATCTTGGAAAGCTCTCATTACCAATATTCGCCGAGGGACTACTTGTCCTGCGGTGCACATGTTGGGGTTCTAAATGTTGGTGAACCTGTGCTCGTCCTTGGACGATTCGAATCTTCGAGCCCGTGGTTGAATCCATCGGGAGTGGCGCTCGTCATGAGCCGGTTCGGTGTGGGTGTCGTCTTCGGTGGAGCTGTGAAATGCCCGTGAGATTCTGTCCCGGAAATGTTTTCACCGGTTTCGTCTATAAGCATCTTCGCCCCGAAGATGACAACGCGTCTCTGTACGTCCTCGTGCTTGGAAGGGACCGGACTCACGACAAGCGCTGGTGGGTTCTGACCGATATGGGAGAGATCAAGTCGTGGTTTCTCATAGAGGGTTGCCGGAAGTTAGTCGAATGAACTATTTTAGAAAGGGTGTCGTTTATCGGCACGTGAACGGAAATTACATCAACCGCGAGCGACCCATCTTCGCGCTGGTGCTGGATGATACGCCCAACCATGAAGGGTGGTACTGGGTTCTCTCCGAAAAGGGAAGGATCATGCAATGGTGTCTAGATTATAAGAAGCGCACTCCACTCGGGGACGAAACATAGGTGCTTTCGTTCTTTCGCAAGCCCGTCCTGCGTAGGTCGACCCGAGCTCTCTGCATTGGTGATCGGATCGAACACAAGTTCTTTGGCACTCTCCTCGTGCTCGATGAACCGATCATCATCGAACGTGCTCTCTACGATAGAGAAGTGATCGTGTACCATGAGTTCCACTGTTTGGCCGAGAGAACTGGTACCATTCTTTGGTTGAAGATCAACAGGATCAGATGGATAGATTGATGTTCTTGCAAGGTGAAGTTTGGGTCTATACATCCGGAATATCCTACAAAGAACGGGCACCCAACGTGGCCCTGATCTTGGAAGACTCTTTCAATTCGACGTGTTGGGTCATGTCCGAAAAGGGAGAGGTCTTGCGATGGGGGATATCGCGTGTCGTTCGAGTGAGGGTAGGAGATTGACATGCCCAATCTGAAGGTCGGTGGGATCTACAAGCTCCTCGGTCATGGTTACCCGTGGCTCTTGTGGAAGAGCTTCAGTAACGATGATCAGACCGTCTGGCCGAAGGTCTACGAATTGGAAAGCCCGGATCGTTGTGTCGTCCTCGCTGTCGGTTGGAGGCAGAGCGAACGCATGTTTCTCGTCATGGTGAACGGTGATATCGGGTGGTTGCGTCGCTATGAACCCGTTCGTTTCGAGGAGATCTTGTGATACCCATGGTCGGCGGAGTGTATCCCCTTCCCGGAAGGGGATTTTGGAACGTTTTTTGCATCGTGGGAAGAAATCTGAAGCACTCGTACAATGCTGTCTGCGGGGAACCGGTCTTGGTTCTGGCGAAGGAAACTCTGGTGCGCTCCATCGATGGAGAGGAATTCTGCGCATTTCTTCTCTTTTGTGACGGTAGAACTGGTTGGATTCTGGGCGGATGGCATGAGAGCGACTGGTGGAACGAATTTTGAGGTACAAAAGGGGAGATTTCATCCAACATGCTTTTTTCGGTGCCGTTCTCATCATAGATGAACCCGTCTACGCTCAAAATTATCACGAGTTGAAGTTCTACGGGTTCACCCCGGCGGGGCAGATTTACTTCTTCGACATGTTCAAACTCTTTGATCAGATCTACAAATGACGCTCGCTTATTCTAGAGTCTCAATCGATATCCATCACGAAGACGTTGAAATCGCAGGAAAGTTCTTCCACTACGGATTCCACGTGGGAAACGGATATCCCAAGGGCACCATTTTTCTGACTCGGCGTGTGGCGTGGAATCTGCTTCGACGGTGACGTCATTTGGAACAGCCTCCTTCTCCTGCGGGAGAGGTGTTCGTGTCAGCCTCCGACATGTTCGAGATGGTGAAATGATCTACGATCTTGTCAGAACTGTCAGTCCATGGGGTGGATACAGCGTGTCTAACATCCGCCGTGTCGGATATCATACCCACGATTTCTGGATCTCTCGGAATGCGTCCGACTTCGTCATCATCATGGATGAATTTCGTAACGATGGCACTTTCTTCGAGCGGATCGCTGGCGGTCGTTCGTGGGATATCAAGGGAGGAATGGTCTACATGGTCATCTCCCCTGAAGGAAAGATCGTGTTCACGACCAAATACTTTATCGGAACATCGGTGTGATTCCTTATCTTTGCCAAACAAAAGTTGATTGGCTCGTTCCGGTGTACGATCCCCTTCGCCGGGTGAACGACCATGCGGGATTCGGTCCAAACACTCCCAACATGCTTGGGTATCTCGCTGCCGGAGAATTCGTCGTCGTTATGAATGTCATTCCTACGAACCTTATGTCATATGGGCCGTTCACGCATCGTGCGATCGTGATCACCCGCCTCGGTGTTGGGGTCGTGGATTTTCCCGAACACGTCTTCTCTTTGAAGATCGAAAAATAATGGTGACATGATGGTCTTTCGTCTCACCCGTAGACGGGTCCTGTGGATCGATAATCCAGACCTCCGTAGCGTAGTCTAATGACACCCTTTGTAGTAAAGATTCTTCACTCTTTCTGCGTGTATCCCACTCAGTGCGCCGTTGATTCTGGTGACAACGAGCTCTACAAAATTTCTCCCGGTGTTGTCATCGTTCTCGAAATCGTTAACCCGGCTTTGCCAATAGTATCATTTTGTGGTGAGGCGAATGGATCGTTTACGTCCGCGATGTGCTGGACGACGAACGGTGTGGGTCTCGTGTTCAATTCATTCTACGACCTCATCGAGGATCCCTCATGAAATTGCTGGGAGTGTTCGAACGAAAGATCGTTCAAATGTTAGGAGCCTGCGAATCGTGGAGGCCCGCCACGACGTCCTACGGAATCTACCAACTGCAACATGACGTGGTACGCGATATATGCAAGTACGGCATCGCGGAAGAACTTGATTACGACGGAGATTACCCGAGAATATTTCGATTGACAGCACTCGGCAGACTACACCTTGAATTCGAGGATCTTCCCATCATGGAACAGCCCGATGTCTGATCCAGAGTTTCTCCAGAAGGGAGAGATTTGGTATCACGCAAACTACGAAATACGAATCGTATTAACTGACATGTTTGACCCTGAACATGATCCTGTCGTCATATGCTGGAGTAAGCGTTACAATGGTCCCAGCCACTTTCTTGCGGAGAGAAAAATTTGGACCAAATCTGGTTGGATCCTTCTCTAATTCATTCGATGAACGTGTGTGGATCTTGTGGTAAAATTAAGATAGAGGTGTTGTATGGGTAGAATGCAGATTGTTTCGACTGCCGGAGTGAAAAAATCCGTTGAGATGACGGAAAAAGAGCTTGAGAATGCGGTCAGCGATATCAGGGAGGTGATCGAGTACCTTACACGCGGCGATGCCTCCTACGAGGAGAAGTGCTTCGCTGAGGAGGTCAAAACGACAGCGAACGTCTACACTGCCGAGCTAACTAGACGACGATCATCGAAGCTTGGATTGTGATCTCATGAAAATATCTTACGATGGCATGCTTCGACGTATGCGTCATCTACCGCAAACGATCGACTGTGGGCTCCACTCAGGAATTCCACGGTGTTGCATCCGTTTTTACGTCATGGATTGGATGTTCGCTGAAGAGGGACGCGATTTCAGACGAAGACATCAGAAGATGATGACCCGTTGGGGAATGGCTTTGGTTGGGTACATTCCATGTCCTGACTGCTGTCGCCACGGGCACAGGGTTTCTGTGAAAACTTGCCCTGAAGGTGGTATTCATTGCCATCACTCTGAAGAGCAGGCACTTTGATCGTAGTCGATTCGATCTACAGAATCACCCGTGACTTGTTCTTTTCTAGCGGAATGTATATGAAATATTCTGCGATGAGAGGAATGATAGTGATTGTCCTTTGCGAACCAATATCCTGCAGCACCTCGCGGGGTGCGAAGACTCTTGTCTTGTGTAGTCTCGGTGTGGGATGGATTTCCCACGCATCAAATGATGCTCTGGAGGATTACGAACAATGGATGAAAAGAAACCGGTCTCGCTGAAGAAGTCTCGGTCCGTCGGAGATATGATCGACCACGCTCGGGACTACGTCAAAATCGCAAAAATCGTGGTGAAGATGTCCGAGGAGGAACGCTGCGATTTCTTCGACTGGTGGCAGTACGAGAGACACGTGGAAAAGAACATCGCCGCCGCCGCGAAGAGAGGGTTCCGAGACTTCGCCCGCAAGGTCGGAGTGATGGACTGATAAATGGTCAGCAAAAAAATCGTCTCGAGAGGGGACGTTGTAATTCCGATTGACGGAGGTGTCCCAGCGTCGCTGGGACAAAACTATTTAGTCGTTGGTCCTCACCTGTACCTCGGTAAAAACAAATGGTTCGAACCCTCTGGTCGTGTGACGAGTAGTCAAAATTTCCATCGTCTAGTCCTGCTTTACATCAAGCGTAAATGGTGGCAAGTCGTTCTATGACGATGCCCGCCGCGAGGAGGGAGTTTCTGGCCGAGACGATGAAGGCGGGAGATGTGTTCGCGGGTCCCTTTCTTCCCCCTCTAGTGTTTCACATAGTGGTATCTGTTGAACACTTAGAGACGAATAGGGTGCGGGTCTTTTGGCTCGATTCCGAAGGAAAGATCGAACACTACACGTACGCTAGTTCCTCCGTGATTTGCGTTTCTTCGATCTTCTAACCTTTCTTCGTCCGAGGCTCATCTTAGATGACTTTCAGTAAAAACGATACCTTTGTAGCACGCAGAACATTCACAACATTCGATACGAACGACTTCCTCATCCTCATCAACAAGGGGGATACATTCAAAACCGGAGAGGATCGTAGGCTCGTTGACATCGTCACAGGAAACGTCCATGACATCACGAATCATGTCTCGAGCAGGTGGGATTGGTACTTCGACAAAAGGGGATCATTCAACCCGTTTCAAGGAACCGTCACTCGAGCCCAGTACGTCTCTGAAATTCTTCGTCATGCTGACGGGTTCGATCTGGAAGAGCTATTTTCCATCGCAGAGGACGAAAACTTCGGACCTCTCGATAAACCCATCTCCCGAGCAGCGTTCTCCCAATGTTTAACCGACGCTGTTGCCACGGGTCGATTCGAGATGCGCAAGGACGGAGAGCTCGTTATAGGTGTGGGTCATAACGCAAGAAATTGCACGTTTCACGTAGTTCGAAAGAAAGTTGCTTAGCAAATGTCCGTCAAGAAGTTCGCAGATTTCGCCAAGAAAAAGCTGACCGAAAAGGGAGAAGAGATCCCTGACGTGGTTCGAGTGGCTGCCCGAGCGCTCGAAGACTACGAGAAAACATTCGGTACCGAGGCCGTCTACAAGTTGGTCGAAAAGACCTGTATGGAAGAGATAGAAAAGGACGGAAGCACAGACAAAGGATACGCCGAGTATCTCCTCAACTTTTTGCACGAAATGAAAAGAGAGGCTGCACTTCAATCGAGCAACTGAATAAATTATTCTCTTGCTCGTAAGCAATGGAAGAAGTCTACGATGAACCTTGACGAAGTGTGGGGCTTCCAACACAAGATCAAAAAGCAGGATATCGTAGTTTCCAATTACGACAAAACTCTTATGCGCGGCGGTGGAACGTTCATAATTCCAAAAGGGAGCACGATGGTAATTTTGAGTGATCCTCTGTTTCAAACGTGTCTTTTCGATGACATCCTATCGTTTCTCGTTCTTTCGTGTGCTGGTGTTGGATGGATACGAATCGCGAAAGCTTCTAGCCAACAACTGATCAGCGGTTACCTAACCCTCGTCGAGTGAAGATAGAATAGTTCAAGTACGATGAAGATTATTCGCTTCAAACAGATGGGCAGTTTGTCGAGAGTACCCTATCTCGACTACTTTTCCAACAGATTTTGGATCGAGCCGGGTACCATCGCACTACAAGTGGGTGATGTTGTTCACAGACCTCCTGTGGGAGACATTTTCGAAAATGTGCTCGACCCCGGCGATAACGGTCCGAAAGATGTCGTTGCTCTCATCATGGAAGATGGAACGGGAGCATGGGCTGTCTGCGCTCCAGGTGGATGGCATCCTTGGATCGAAGAGCTCTGATGAGCTTACGCAGAATGATGCGACAGCGAGTGGGGTGTGCCAAACCCGAAGTCTTCGAAAAGATCGTCTACCTGATCCGCTACGGTGATATCGGTATCTTCATGAATGAATCTGTCTTGCTTGGCCCGGATGGTGAAGATGGGAGCTTCGACCTTTTCTTCATCGGTGGAATCGTGGTGTGGGTGTTCGAAGGACTTGAAGCATCTGTGGAATTTTCTCCGATGAACCCGCGGTGATCCTATGGTAGAATACAAATACAAGGATGACTTTGCTAGCAAGATTTGGACGATCTCGCCTCGCTTCGACGGAAGAACATGGTTCGAAGTAGGGACCTGGTTCTCTCCCTCCGGTAAGGGTGGTGTGTGGTTAGATTGCGGAGATCTTTTCATGGAATTCTTTCGATGGGAAAAACCCGACGACGAATACAACATGATTTGGTTGTTCGGATTTTCGAAGTTCGGAATTGGCATAATCGGAGTGTATAAACACGACATAAACGTAGCTTTGAAACCGTTCGACTCGGAGAAGAACGACGTTGCCATTGCCCAAAATTGGAAGCGTGCTACAACGCAAGAACACTCGTACAGGTCGTTGGGAGATGGCATACATCTTGGTGGGTTCTCGCAAACCGATGGTGTTCCTCTTCAATCGAACAGGACTCGTCGTAATGGCCCCGGCGTACCGTCTAGAAATAGAGATCAATTCCCAGAAACTCAGAGTATTGCAGGACGAATGAAGGACGAGAGAGGAAGAGAATTCACCCCGTCTGTGATAGGAGACATCTTCGTAATACTCGAAGAAGTTCATTCGATGAGTTGGATTGCAGAAAACGACGGATGGGGAATTTGGCTCCATCCGGGTGAAATAGTGATGTCGATGGGCACCCGTCATTCTGACGGAGACATGCTCTACCTGACCTCCCACGGACTCGTTGGCTTACCAGAAGATGCCGTGTTCTACGACGCAGAAACCCAACGTCTATGTTAGGCCAACTCAAGCTCGGAACGATTCTCACCGAAGTTAAAAATGAAAGACGATTCTTCTACGTTGTCTTAGATGGTCAACATTTGCTCTGCACCAGCGGACAAATTTTGGGTCCTGCGAGCGCGATCGTCGATGAAGCGAATTATAGACTGAGGTGCGGTGAACTCACTGTGATCGAAGTAAAATGAGGGAAGCTGGCGTCGTTATTATCATCAAGGATGGAAAGATCCTTGCTGTTGAGCGCAAAGAAGACAGAACGAAGTTCGGAATTCCTGGAGGCAAGAGAGAACCCGGTGAAACTCCCGAAGAGGGAGCGATTCGTGAAGTGCTCGAAGAGACCGGATTAATCGTGAAGAAGATGATCCACGTTTACGAACGTGAGGAACCGATCAGGGTGAAGGGCGGAGAGCCCTTCTTCACTCGCTGCTGGTTCGCCACTGAATGGGAGGGCGATCCTAGAGCTTCGGATGAGGGCGAGCTGGAATGGTTGAACCTCGATGAGATCACCAGAACTCGCAGCGGATATCCCGAATTCAACTCCCAGGTCTTCGAATATCTGGAAAAGACTCATCCTGAAGTTCTCAATGATTTGAGAAATACAATGACGTCTCTCCTCGTCAGGGATCAGAGCACGACGATGCCGTCGATGTAATGAATAGCAAGAAGAGACAGTGGAAACACTACGGCTGGAAGCTCCAAGAATCCCAGAGAGACATTGAAGAGTTTCTCAAACTCAACGACTGCCCTGGAGTGTACAAGACCAGCGAGTTGTTTGCACTGTGGGGGTTGCCAGTCAACAACTACGCTGCTCGAGGGTTGGTTTCACGAGGTGAACACGTGATCCTGCTGGACATCATCCCAGGAGTGATAGAAATCGGAATCGACAACTTCAGATCGATAACGAAGTTCATCCTTCACACGTCTCGTGGGACGGGATGGATCACGTTTCAAACGTGTCCGGGTGACGGGGGTATCTTGCCTCGCGTCAAAAGAATGCTGGACGTCTCCCATTGATCGTTCAATCCAAAATATCACTGCTCACAGCATCCACGTTGGACGAACAGTCCCACCGTGTCCTGGCGAAGTACCTTCCCGCCGGGACGAAAATGATCATACTCAGTTCTGCGACGAGGCCGGTGCGCGGCAGAAATCACACGTGGTACATCGTTCTTCTTTTCTCCAAAACTGATCTACCCATGGTGATATGGGGCGACGACGAAGATCGAACTTTCGACGAACTATTTTCTATCATCTGATCACTTATTCTTAAGATACGGAGCTTAGCTTTTTCGATGCGGAACAATGCTGTGGCGGAGAAGGGTCAAAAACTCGTAGAGAATTTCTGCAAGGGCCGTGGTTGGGAAGTTGATGATGTTACTAAACGTGACAACACCCTCCCCTACGACGTTGCCATCAGGAAACGAGGAACACGTTGGGTGAAGATCCAGGTGAAGACGACTCGTGGCGCGCAGGATGAAAAATTGGTCTTCAGGACCCGTAAGTCCCGTGCGAATAAGAAGGTCCTCTACGACCCGAAGGATCTCGATTTTTTCATATTCGTCGACGCTGCCAGCGAAACGATGATCTGGACGAGGTACATGCGTAAGGGATATTTCGTCTTTTCTGAGAATGATTGGGAGGAGAAATGTACCCCTTGCCGGTGAATTCGCTCTCCCTCCCGTGGAGGGTCGGACGTGTGATTCAGGTCTCAGATGATCCTGTCCACACCTACGTAATGGAAGATTACCACGACGGTCTTTCGGTGATTCTTCTCCCGGGAGAATTTTTCATAGATCTAGGTTTGAGGAATCCCGAATACGGAGATCACCTCTGCCTTTCTTCGAAGGGCATCGTCTGGATAGAAGGGAGAGATATCAAAGAATGCGAACAGGACTAGAAACTACGCAGCGAAAATCTTATGGGTCCGGTCGTAAGGGAGATGTCGCCTATCTCTTGGACGATGTCTTCCACGATGAGAACGGAAATCCGTTGTCCGACATGGTGGGATGCTTAGGCCCAGACGATGCTCAATCCATCTGCGTATTTCTCACCGACCCGTTTCAACAATCAATCCACAATGCATACAATTGCTGGATTCTTCTGACCCCATCCGGCATTGTGACCATGTTTCACATCATCAATAAGCTCGCGGCGACGGATGGTACTCAGTGGGACGAAATGTACCTGTAGGAGACGATACCGATATGAACGATGATAAATTTGTCGAGGTACTCCAGGGTCTGCCCACGAAGATAGAAATTCGGCACGCCTCGTGCGAGATGCAATCCGAGCTTCCCGAGGCCGAAGGGGAAGTTGTTCTGGGATGTGACCTCGAAGTGCCCAAGAAGGCCGTCGTCGTGCTGTCATTCAGCGAACCAGGATTCGGGTTCGGAGAGGTGTCACTTATCCAGACTCCGGCAGGCCTGTTCATCGATACAGAATGCATGAGCCTCGAGCGTGTGAAGAAGTACTTCATGTCTCTTTTAGACAGCGCGATCACCGATAACGAGCAGGATCCCTTGAAGCACGCTCTCTACAACCAAGAGACCGGCACTCGATGTGGAGGAGGGTGCAGCATGTGTTTCCCCGACGGTGCTTCTGAGTGACACCTGGCAGGTCCAGAAGATGAATCGTGGGACATCATATGGTATAACTGTATTGGTAGGTCTGGAGGCACTGTGCGATCGAAGATGGCGAAAAAGAGTCGAAAACAGTATTTCAACGAGCTGGCCAGGGAATTTGCGTATTCCGGACCCGTCCTGTGTCAAATCAACTTCACCCAGTACGCGCACATCGCAGGCTACCACAAAGATGCACTCGACGTCTCGTTATCGCAGTACGTTCGACTCGATACTGGAGAGTCGGTAATCGTCTACAGAGGACCTCTACCGAACGGTCAACATCGAACAGGTGACAACGGTAGTTCGTGGCTCTTGTACAGTTTCAAGTACGGACCGGTGTATATCAAGAGAATTACGTTGGATTTCGACTACATGTTCAAGAAGATCTAATGGCAGAGAAGCATCGAATACAAACCGTTGAGGAGTACTACGTGCTCCTTACAGAGCTCGAAACGTTATGGGATTCTGAAATGGGAACTCCGGAAGGTCATCGTCTTGAAGAGCTCGCAGAAATGCTGGACGCTTTCGAGAAGGAAATGTTCCCTCTGGGAAACGAACCTCGTCGCTCGGGTGGTAGATTTTGATCCATTTCTTTAAAATGTGTCGTTTCACTTGCGACTACTGCCACGCGGCAAGTTTCGAAGTTTACACATTCGATGATCATGTAGACGCTCCTTCTACATGGAAGCTTGTTAAGACCCATGGGTGGGGAGCGTACAATTACGCGAAAACGCAGCTTTGTTGTGGTGACTGTGTTGAGACATTGGTGAACCACGATCGTGGAGCTGAATTGCGAAATGCTGACAACATTCGTCTAGAGAAAAATTCATATTGAGCCATAGAAAATGAGTGTTAAGCAAGTTATCGTCATTAGAAAAGATCTTTTGATGCGAAAGGGAAAGATGTGTGCGCAGGCTTCGCATGCGTCCATGAAGTTCCTTTCCGATCGTAACACATCGAATGATCCGTCCAGGATGGAAATCAATCTCACTGCTGCAGAGCAACGGTGGTTCAAAGAGGGATTTGCTAAGATCACCGTGAGCGTCAATTCTGAGAAAGAGCTCGGTGAGCTGATGAACAAGGCTCGGAAGGCAGGCATACAAGTGTGTCACATCATCGATTCTGGAAAGACAGAATTCCATGGTGTAGCGACTTTAACGTGCGCAGCATTCGGTCCAGACGAGGCTGAGAAGTTGGATCCCATCACGGGCGAACTTCCGCTGCTCTGATGCTTCCGTCTCGTTGGGATCTTTTGACTGCACCCTTCGTAGGGAAATTAATCAGGCACACGATGGTGTTTGAACCAAAGTACGACTCCTGGTTGGGCCACTATAGAAAACACTCGGGAGTATCTCCCGGTCTGATTTTCATCGTGAAAGAATACATTCCCAGCGAGATTCCTAACTTGCGAGGAATGGGAACGGTCGTTCTTTCGAACAGAATGAGCGTGTTGTTCTTCACCGTCCGAGGTCGATGGAATCCCTCTCGCAGATTCATCGAACTATGTTGACAGTTCGGATTTTCAAGGCGAAAGCTCTCGACTCGGACGACGTTTTCAGCCAATGGACATGGGATCTTCCCACGTCTCCGTGCAAAGGAATCCATAGGCTCTCCGAGGGAGAGATTGTGGTCGTCTTCGAACCTGCGATCGGTGATGTGCTCGGAGAAAGATCTTGGTTAGTTCTCACCAACGAAGGGTACTCGTACTTCTACCTCTACGAACTCAGGAAGAGGATTACGGATTACTTCTATGAATGTTCATGATTTCATCGTCGATCGGTTCGATAAATTCCTCGCACCGAGCGCTTGCCTCGTCTTCGAAACCCTTCTGAAGTTACTTCCCGAACTTTGTGCAACGACCAAAACGGTCCTTCTGACCACGAAGTCGGGAGAAAGAATCGTTGTTCCTGAAAAGGAACACTTCGCTGTTCTCGGATACAGCGGGCCCCGGGGAGAAGAGAGGATCATCATTCTTCTGACATCCCGAGGAGTCGGATGTTGCCTTCTCCTCCAGGAATTGATTTGAGCAGAAAATGCATGGTTGACGATCTTTATCCCGGGCAGATCGTTCGTCTATTGGTGGAAGCTACCTTTTGCGCGGGTACGACCTTGTTCACGATCCCCAAGGGACGTGTTCTTCTTGTTCTGACGAAAATGAACTTCGAAGGTCCGCTTCCAGGATTCGGGTTCGGTCAATTTTTGATCTCCAAAGGAATAGTTGCGATGTACATCACGTTCCAACCGATGCATAATGTCTTCGAAGTTGTAGAGTAAGTCGTGAATAAAGAACTCGATATCTCATTCCTGAAATTCTCAGAGGGGTGGACGGGAGTCCGCGTCATCTACGGTCCGGGAAAGTCTCTCGGAACGATGGAGGTCAAGTCGTGGGACGAAACTCGCCGGTTCGGAATCGATTTTGGAAAGTGCATCGCTATCGCTTCCTGTCCGATCGATCACGATGAGCTCAAGAAGGTTCTAGAGGAACAGATCGTTCCCAAGCTCGAACATCAATGATGTATCCCATCAGCTACCCCTACGAACCCAAGCAGAATTGCTTCAAGCAGGGCGACATCGTCATTCTCGGCAGGGCCAGATGGTTCGAACACAATAGTTCTACCGAAAAGGGTGCACTCTCTGTGGGAGACCAGGTAGTAGTGCTTTCGGATCCTTTCATGCTCGGGACACGAACGTCTTGGGTAGCCTTCGTCCTCTACAATACCACGATCGGATACATCAAACTCTTGGGTTGGGTGGACGAAGTCGTATCATGAGTTCGCGACGAGATCCCGTAAAAGGAGATTTGATCCGAGTGAGAGCTCCGTGGTTATTTGTTTCCGTGTCCCATCGTGGATTCAATGAAGATATCAAGAACTCCGGTCGGGTTGAGCGAGAGTCCATCGTCATTTTCATAGAGCCGACGACATTCGGCCAGATGATGGGCCAAATTATCATCGTTCCGGGTGCGGGATGCGTTGTAATACCGAGTGTCGCAGCGTCAGAATTGGGAAAGATCATCTAGGCAGGAGTTTTCATGGTGGACGATGTCGACGTGCTGAAGACGAGGGAGATCGTCGTTGAGGACGAGTACAACGAGAAGTACCCGCGATTTGTAGTGTCATTTCCCTCCGGGAAAAACGATTATCCAATCGGGTCCCTCTTCCTGGCTCTTCGTCGAGGACGAACGGTCAAGTCAGAGTTCGCCGGTCGAACATTTTCGAAAGTCTTCGAAGAGATCGTCCTGTCACCCGATGGACGAATCGGAGTTCTCGAAAAAGTGCGCCGATCTAGGATCGCATGAAGATCCTTTGCACCGTTCTTGCGCAGTGGCTCTACGAGTATCCGCAAAACAACAGCGGAACGTATTGCGGAGAATTGGAAGTCGGCGATGTCGTTCTGTTTTTCGACGACGTGGTCTGGATAGAAGAGGTTGAAAGAAGTCAACGATACGGTGGAGAAGTGTTGCACAGCTGGCTCGTTCTCTTCCATGGGAAGTTTGGATGGGTTTGCGCGTGGAACAAGGACCACCCCCAGGGTTTCGAAACGATATCTGAACTTGCAACGTAACATCTAACATTGTACTTTTTACTCAGGAGCTAATCATGACTCTCAAAGAACAACTGACTCGTAGCGTCACCGTTGCCGTCATCACGGTGATCGTCTCTCGCTCACTCGACCTGGCGATCCGAACGGTTCGCAATCGCTTCTTCAGAAGCTAGTCAGCACCGGCAAATGCCACACGATATGGTGGGGGAGGTGAGCCTCCCCCACGCTAGGACTCATACGATATTGGACCGGTGACGAATGGAATCAAAAGATTCCGGTGGTGTATGGGATAAAGGAGAGCCAGTAACTCTCCAAAAGCCCTGTTCCTTCCTTCGGAAAGGGACAACTTTAGAGCTCGATGCAGGGAATGTTCTAATTCCCTTAGAAGAAACTAGCAAGAGATCAATCAAGACTACCGGCGCCGGTAAGGTGTACGTGTGGTCATTTTTGCTACCTGACGGTAGTGTGACAGAGTTCTACCTTCACACAATCACCTACAAACACGCCAAGAACATTGATAAGGCGTTGAAGGAAGACATGCGAGGATTTTTCTCCCCAACAAACAAACGGGCCAGAAAAATTGTCACGTGATGAAACTTTAGTTTGCGTGTATTATAATAATCTAGTAACAGGAATTAGAAATTAATGCCTTCCGCCATCCCCGTTTTCTACTCATCCAAGATGGTGGCAGACTCTCAGAGCGCTTCACCCAGCGCGGCAAAACCGGTGAAGGTGGTCGAATCCTGGCAACAGAAGTTCGCAATCGAAATCATCGAACCCGTCCCCGTTTCTTTTGAAGAGCTCGCTCGGGCTCATGATCTCGATTATGTCGATAACGTCCTAACAGGTTCGACTGCCAACGGATTTGGAAACTGTTCTCTCGATGTTGCGATGTCTCTCCCTTATACTTCGGGAGCGATGCTTTCAGCAGCCAAGTATGCGATCAAAACGAAATCTGCGGTCGCAGCACCGTGTTCTGGATTCCATCATGCTGGTTACTATTCGGGAGAGGGATTTTGCACCTTCAACGGATTGATGGTGACCGCCCTCGCTCCGAAAGAAATGGGAGTCAGCCGGGTCGGGATCCTCGATCTCGACATGCATTACGGCAATGGAACGGATAATATCATCCAAAAGCTTGGTGCCCAGGCTTGGATCAAACACTACACGGGCGGGAAAAAGTACACTGAAGCTGAGCAAGTAGTCGAGTTCTTCCAAGAGCTACCGCTGATCGTAGCAGGAATGTCAGAATGCGACATCGTCCTGTACCAAGCCGGTGCCGATCCTCACATCAACGATCCCTATGGAGGATGGTTGACGACTGAGCAACTTCGCATGCGGGATGCCATCGTCTTCGATGGGCTCAAAGCGCTGGAAATGCCGGTCGCCTGGAACCTTGCCGGGGGATACCAGGTCGAGCCCGACGGGTCAATTCCGAAAGTTCTCGAAATCCACGACAACACGATGTTCGAATGCGTTCGGGTGTACGGATGAAAAAACTTGGGCTCGTCGCACTCATGGTCGTATATCTAGGATGCGCCCGATTCACGTACATGCCACAGACGGTCCAGGGAGACGATTGGAGTTTCGAAGCACCGGGCATTGGTTGGCAATTCACGGAAGGTTCGACGATCGTTGGTACGAGCTTGATGAACGTTGGATCTCGTCCGATGACAGTTTCGGTCTACAAGATTTGTGGAGAAGAACGTGAATTGACATCCGATGGAATCGCTCATCATGATGAGCTCGTCGGTCTTGCCACGAAGTGGATCGGTGGTCGTTTAGGAGAACTGCAGGCAACGTGGGTGTTGAAGAGCCGACCAGATGGAAGTTCTTCCCTGTTCTTTACGGCAAAAATTCCGCAGAACGAATGTTTTTGGACCTTCGTCTGCGAAGGGGACACGAAGGCAGCGGCCCAGGTCGAAATAACCTGCAAATCGATGATTTCCTCTTTGGAGTTTCATCGATGAAGAATGACATCTTCATCATGACTCGCGGAGATCGTGTCTGCAGAATTCCAAACAGAGCTCGCCCTCGCGATGAATCTATCTTCGTTCGTAAAGATTCTACCTGTATCAAATTAGACGAACAATTGGATACTCGATATCCAATGACGTATGTTCTCTGGGTCGATTCGTCGACCGGTGAAACAGGACTCGGATGGGTTCTAAGTTCACGACTTCGTTCTATCCATCTAATCTGAAACTTCATATCTATTGAAAGGGCTAAATGCTCGAAACGTATCTGAAACGTGGTGAGGTCCTTCAATATACCAACCGTGACTATTCTCTAGTCATTTGGGACAGGGAGCTCGGAAAAGAGATCGCTCGAGTCGTCCACGGTGATATTCTCATTGTGATAGACGATGAAACATCAGCGTCAATCAAGGTCATGACAACCTGCGGAAAGAAAGGATGGGTCTACTACATAGCCCGCGTCCTGCTCAAGATGGAGCACGTTAGCTTTCTTGGAGCAGAATTTTGAAACCACTAATCTTCATGTCAGGTCAGCTCTCGGTGGTGGGTCAGCTTGCCATCACGTCGGACTGGGGATTCTCTCGGAACCCTCGACGGGCAAGTGCTATCGAGGGAGGATTCAAGCTCGAGGGAATGTACCAGGAGTGGAAGGGCGGAATCTATTACGCTGCGGATCCTGACACCGACCGGACTGTCAGCTTACTCAAAATTCTCTCTTCCCTGCCATGTTGGCCCGATCCCAAGACGCTCCTTCGAATGGTCGATCGGCATGTCGTCGCTCAGGAGTGTATAGATCAAGGATTCTTCGGAAACGATTCTTGCGTGGTGGCAACCTGGCAGGATCTCATGAAGAACGAAGACTATTTCGGGTGGAGCCCAAAGAACGGAACCGTCGTCAAGTTCGGTAACGAACATTCGGGCGAGGGTAAAGTTCTCTTCCGGCCAGGAATTGGATTCATGGAGTGGGCCGGCCAAGCGACTATCCAACCCTTCTTCGTGGGTCGATCGGTCCGAATCCTCCACATCGAGGAGGAAGTTTTCTTCATCGAAACTGTCCACGAAGAGTCGTGGATCAAGAACTCTCCGGGAGGAGAGAACGTGCAAATGAACGCGAAGAATGTTCCGATCGAAATGATCGAGCATTCTCGTAAGGTCGCAACCCACTTCGGGTTGGACGTGTGTGGAAACGACTACATCCTCTGCGATGATGGTTCTTTCCACTTCCTGGAGACTAACCAGTTTCCGGGCCTCGGCGATGATTTCCTCGGAGATCTTCCCCGAAATTTCTTCCGTGAGAGGATGAGGTCTTTAGAGAAAATTGTCGCCGGCGACGAGAACGTACAACGTTCTACAGTGCTTCCCACATCATAGGTTGAAACGAGCGTGGGTGGTCAATCTCTCAGCTCAAGAATGGGAGCTCTCCGTACAGACAGTGCTTTTGCAGGCGAGACCGACCGAGCACGGAACCAATCTGGGATGTTGGTTAGTTGTTGGATGGGATACGCGGGGAATGGTTCTGCTAGAACCCATGAAGGGCACACGGGACAACATGCTCCCCGGAGACCAATTCTACAGGATGAAGTGAATGAACGCTCTTACTTTGTTGAAGATCATTTATTTTTTGCTGCTCTCCCAGAATATCCTTATCGTAGGAGATTCGGAAGCATGCTCCATGAACTACGGTGCGATCTCTGCTGTGAGGCAGCCGGGTGAGATGGTAAACACGATCTGCAAAAGCGGCACTCGGACCGCATATTGGGAGGGGGAGAAGATGGAAACTGCTCTCTCGACCGGCAAGTACGATTCGGTGATCGTGTTTCTCGGTACCAACGACTACGGTATCAAACCAGATCCCACGAAGATCGTTTCTCAGATCAAGTCCACCGGAGCGGGTTGCGTCTGGGTCGGTCCCCCTCTTGTTCGAGGACAAAAGTCGGTGACCAACGATTACCTCAAAACGAGAGTCGCTCCCTGCGTCTACCTCGACACGCAAGCTCTGAACATTTCCCTTTCCGACGGTGTCCATCCGACCAGCGCAGGTGCGGTCAAGTGGCTCGTCGAAGCATGGAGACTAAAGAATATGCTTCGTCAGGAATCTCAACCCCTACTATCTGAGGTATCACCATGAAGATCAATGGATACACGCTTCGCACCGCCATCCGCAACCGTGAGACCGAACGTGATGGTGCGATCGCGTTGCTTTCGCAATCCCTTCGAGGGCAGGGAGGATTCTCCACCGAGGAGCTCATGGTGAAGATCGAAACTTGCGAAAAGAACATCGCAAGCCTCCAGGCGTTCCAGTCGCGCTACAACCTCGAGGTTGTGGTCGCCGTGGGAGTCGAGAAAATTTCGATGGCCGAGGCTGTCAAACGGATCGGTGGAATCGAAAGGGTCTCCGCCCACTGGCGTAGTCTCATGAGCCAATCGAGCATAGAGACTGCGAGTGTGATGCAGGGAAAGTTCGATTCAGCTCTTGCCATCGAGAAGGCGAAAAAGTCAGCAACCGAGGCATCGACCCTTCGAGGACGAATGAGTGCGGCCAATTCTGTCGAAATCGAAATTCCTGAGCTCGAGGAGAAGTTCATCGAATGAAGTTCTCAGATAGAGAAATTGTCTATCTCCTCAATAGAGTTGAGAATGATCAAAGTGATAGGGTTTTGTGAAATGACAGCAGAGATCTTTGTTCTCGACTCGTCAGTCCAGTATCCTTTCACCTCGATGTACGAGTCAAAGTCATTTAGATAGAAATCAGGGTAGTATTTTCTCTGTTTCTCTCCCAATCTGTAAGGGATGAAATTTCCTCGTGACCATTTGATGTTGAGTTTATCAAGATGTCGTGCGAGTCGGACTTCCCAACCACTGTCCAACCACGTTCCATTGTAGTCAGCTCCATGAAATTTGCTCTTTCCGGACCTAGTTCGATATCCACCAGTTTTGCCAGTCACTTTTGTAGAAATCAAAGTACCTCTACAAGCTAACGAACAGGTAGCCGCGGCTGATTTGCGTTTTTTCTGGAAAGTTTTACTGCAAACTACGCATTGCGTGGTGACAAATTCGGGAGCAATTTTTCTTCCTGCAAGACTTCGAGATGTTTTTGCTCTTGTAGCAAGCGAATGTGCTCTAGTATTTGCGCAAGATCTAGAACAGAAGAAATTCGTTTTCTTAGAAAACGTTGTCAGCGTCATCTCTTCTTCAAAAGAAGAACAACAAGTATGACAACAAAGTTTGTAAGAGATTTTTTCTACTTTCCTCTTTTGCCGAATGAGCTCTTGTCTGCGTTCGTAGTTCGGATTGGATCTGCAATTCGTTTTATGAGCTCCAAAAGATCTTCCGTAGGGAAAAGAAAACAAACAATGAGGACAAGTATTCACAAGATTCATTATACTGCGAGAGTCGCCAAGTGGTATGGCACTAGCCTTCCAAGCTAGCGGAGAAATCCATCGTGGGTTCGACCCCCATCTCTCGCTCTGCGCCCGCTCAGAAGTGAAACAACTACGAAAGTAATGAGGTAACGTGTCAACAATTTTTTTCATCATCGTATCTTTTTTCTATATCTCGGGAGCGTACTTCTTCTTCCTGAAGAGAAACCATCTTGGTTCTGACGCTCTCCCATTTCGGATCATGTGCTTCGTGATCTCTCCTGCCATCGTACCCATGTTGTACTGGGAATTGGTCAAAGACAACATTCGAGGAACCGACAACAAGAGGTCATCTTAATGGAAGGCCGTAAGTTTTTGGACGATGATTCTTCGTGCGACAAATACATGACGAAGGCCGGATTTTTGATGCTCGCATGCGCGACATATCCTCACAAAGCTATCGAGTACGCTGAGAAGGTTGGAAACGATCCCAGCCAGCAGGCTGAATTGAAGAAGTCGTGTAAATTGTTCATCGAGTACGTGAACAAGTTTCGATCTCCCGGAGAGGCTCCGGCGATGAAAGATCTCGTCTATGTTGGAAAATCGATGTCCCAACACTTCGGGAATCAATTCTACCGTGCAATGGGTATGTACCTCAAGATGATGATCGCTCTCATGGAAGAGGAGTCACCAGACTGCCCCAGAAACACTTTGTAGAAGTTCTATGACCTTTCTCCCCACCAAGGGAGAAAGGTACCAGACGTCGTTTTCATTTTTGCCGCGGTCGAAGAAGTCAGCTACAAACGGATCATCCAAAAGAAATAACCGAGTCTTACACTCCTACGAGGGCTTCCAGAAGTGATTCTGGGGGCTTTTTGACGTTCTAATGGTCGAAGACTGGATCAAAGTTGGTGATGTTCTGTCTATGCAGAGACTATCTCCACCTACCTACGTGTACGTTGTTCTTGGGTTATCGGGGCATAATGCTATCATGCTTAGAACAATGATTGTTGATGGTAAGACTACGTCGACTATCGAGACTTTCTCCCATTCACATCTTAGAAGTAGATGGATAGATGTTGGATGGGAAATCCTTTAGTTGTTAAACATTCTCTGGGTTGCGATGTATTTTACTCCCATGGAAGAGAACGTTGTTTATCTCGCGAAGGCGCTCGAACTCTTGAAGAGCTTGCCCGACGAGAGCGTCGATATGATCTTCACGGATCCTCCCTTCAATACACGTCGTGTTCGTAAGAGTTCGAAGGGTCTATCGTACATCGACAACAGAGAAGACTACTACGAGTGGCTCAAGGAACACATGCAAGAGTGCCATCGAGTTCTGAAAAAGACCGGCACGATCTACTTGCATCTCAACGAGAAAGCTGCAGCCTACGCGCGCGTCCTCGTGATGGATCCTATCTTCGGAGAGAAGAACCACCTCAACACGATCATCTGGAGTTTCGACTACGGAGGGCGGGGGAAAAAAATATTCCCCAAAAAACATGAGGTCGTACTTTCATACGCTAAACAGATGAAATCACACGTCTTCAATTGGGATGATATCGACAGAATTCCTTACATGGCTCCCGGTCTTCAGAAGGACAAGGTCAAAGCAGCTAGGGGTAAAGTTCCTACAGATGTCTGGTGGATGTCCATCGTAGGCACTCAGTCACGCGAGAGAACTGCGTATCCAACGCAAAAACCTGTCAAACTCGTGCAGAGGACCATCGTCGCTTCTTCTCCAGTCGGGGGCATCATCTTAGATCCATTCGTTGGATCTGGCACGACTGCTGTCGCCGCCACTCTCGCGGGTAGAAAGTTCATCGTCGGCGACGAAAATCCTGATGCGATTCGCGTGACAACGGAACGTCTCCTCGCGCTTGCAATTCCTCACACTGTGAGAGAGTCGATCAACGAGATTGGTTCAGCAGCTTGATTGAAGAGATAGATTTTCATCGATGTATAAACGTACGATATCATTATGATGTTTGCTAAGATCGATTTTCACCAACATTAACATCTTATTGATTTCAAAAATTTGCAATAGTACGCAAAAAAATGTACATTCTAACTTAGAAGGTTGGGGATTTCCCCTGACCACTTAGCGCAACGGTTCTTAGTCCATGGACAAGAAGAAGCTTCGCAGACCGATCACGAAGACGGACTGCATCACTGTCGACGAAATCATCATGATGTCGGACGATGACCTTCGCATGAGGTTAGATCGTCTTCATTCAGAAATCGAACGGATTAGGTCTCGAGGAGACTATGCCCTCCATCTTGAGATGGATTTCTGCTACTTGCAGCGCGAGTACCAGGTGAGAGATGCGAGAGGGTACGCCCATTACGCGTATCAACAGCGTTGCACCGAAGAGGATCGGCAAGAGTACTTGAGAGAACACCATCTTCCAGAGTACAAACCCGAACCTCCGCCTAAGCGCTGGTGGAACTAAATGTGTGAAACTGCTATCGTGAGAGAGTGGTTTTTTGCAGGCTTGACAATCGGAGCACTTCTCATGTTTGTGGTCGTCATCAGTGCACGTGTTCTAAAAGGTTCTTAATCATGCCCAATCCCAGGTGGATGAACGCGTTAGCTGTACTCGTTGTTCTATCTGGGATTGTTGCGCTTACGACTTCGAATGTAGTTTCATGGATCGTGTTCTCGACTCTTGCCTTCGTTGCAGGAATATTGCTAATCATTGTAGATCGTAAACAACGATCACAGTAGTGTACTTCACTCGCAAGAGTGATTATCTGTTTCTAACCTTAACTTAGATCGGTAACTTATGGGTTTCTTAGACGCTGAAAGCGAGAGCCTTCTCTCGAAGTATATGCGTGAGCTCAAGAAATGGCCTGTTCTCGCTCATGCGGACAGCACAAAGCTATTTCAAGAGATGGAAGAAGGTTCTTCCACCGCACGCAAGAAGATTATCAACTCTAACCTTCGATTGGTCATTTCGGTCGCCAAGGGGTACGCAACACGCGGAATCCCCATGGACGACATCATCCAAGAAGGTAACATCGGCCTCATGAGAGCCGTGGAACGCTTCGACTGGAAGAAAGGATTCCGGTTCAGCACCTACGCTATCTGGTGGATCAGGCAGGCCATCGGACAGCATCTTACGAAGAACAAGAGAATCGTCAGAATGCCCGCTCACATCGTCGGTCTTTGCAAGAAGATGAAGAATGCGATGGATAAGGACGATAGCATGACCCTGGATGAACTGTCCAGCGCCACCGGTGCTTCTACCCGCCTTGTCAAGGCGGCAAACGACGCCAGTGGAACCATCGTTTCTCTCGATGCTCCCAGAAAGTCAGGTTCTTCATCGGGAGGAGAGTACGAGCAACGATGGATGGATGTGCTTGCGGACATGTCACTCGGATCGAACCCCATCGATTGCATCTCTGAGAAACAGCTGGTGGGTATCGTTCGGAAGGTCATGGAAGAAGAGCTTTCTCCGAAGGAGAGCGTCGTTCTGAGGTTGCGATATGGTCTTTCCGATGACCCCAGCGATTCAGCATCTTATCCAATGACAGATGATAACTTACTTGGAGACGTGGATGAAAGTGAAGAAGAGACAGACTTATTCGACTGTGACGGACCGAGATGGGATGGAGTTCAAGAGGATTACGGAGACAGTAGCTCTCCGGGGTTGGAAAATGAACTATTCCTCAGCGAGGAACTGGCTCTTGCGGGGCATGAGAAAGATGGCCCGAGAGCTCTCTCAGGCGACAGGGGCAAATCTGACAGAGTCCCAGATCGAAGAGATGGCTCGGAGTTCGCTGTTCCAGTCGGCGGTGGGTGATCTCTTAGAAAAGGCGCATAGGTATAAAGATGGTTTGGAAAGCAAAAACATCACTGGCAGAGCTCCTGAGAAGGAGAAAGCAAACGCTGCAGGAGTGGATGTCCCAGATGGGAATGACATCTCTGAATGAAATTCACGCGTGGTGTGAGAAGAACGATGGAGTGGTTGATATCCCTCTACCGAAAGCTCATACACGGGCCGATGCTCCCACCCAAGTTCGCATCGATCCAGCGACGGTAGTACCAAACGTGCCTGACAATACGATGGGCACGGCAGCAGTAGAAGAAAAACCCGTGGAGAAAAAGACCAAGCAGTACTCGAAGAAAGAGGAAAGTGATCCTTCTTCGGGAATCCACTGACTGGTTCGTCCAGATAGTAAATCCACTTTCGATTCGAGAAACGACAAAGGCCTACGTTGTGGGCGTGTTCGTTTCTTTATTGCGTTCGCAAGAATTTCAGATTAATTCGACTGTTCTCGCATACGCGTGCTCGTGCGCAAGCAGACCTACCCCATGACGGTTTTTTGTCCTTCGAAAGATTGGGTTTACCACGTACTGAGAACGACACCGTTCGACGAGACGCTGCGTGCGTACGTGGCGAATGTGCTTTACGAAATGCACAAGCCCTCTGCAAAAGATCTTTCGAAAGACTCTATTGTGCTAACTTACGCGAACGCAATCCAGTCTGGAGATTTTTTTGAGTTCCTCAAAATCGGTGATTGGTCTCTTTTTTACTGTTCGATTTTTTATTCTTCTATGAACTATTCTGTTGTCGAAGAACTAGGACGTCTTTCGTACGGGACATGTTTTCGATTGATTGGAAAATCATGGCCAGTATATAAAACGTTAGCTGATAGTTTACCGGAGGTCATTTTTGAAGTTATAAAGGCTGTCAAGAATGATCTATTCGATTTACCTGATCACGAACGTCGCTAATGGAAAAATATACGTTGGCGCAACAAAGAAAACAATTCGCAAGCGTCTACAGGAACATTTCTATTCTGCTCGTAGAGATCTTAAGCGACGATTTTACTGCGCAATTCGAAAATACAAAAATTTCAACTTCGAATAGAATTACTTGCTGTTTGTGATAATGTACAAACAGCTAACGATACAGAAACTGTATTGATCAAACTGTTGAACAGTCAAAATTATTCTGTAGGATACAACCAAGAACCCGGCGGTCGGATTTCTTTAGGATTTAAAGGGCACTACCACACAGAAGAATCAAAAAATAAATTGAGATGCGTTCGCGGGGCACTAAGTGTTGAACATAAAATGCTATTGTCTAAATTGCTTAGTGGAGAAAACAATCCTCGGTTTGGTAAAGAACAAAGTCCAGAAGGTAAAGAAAAAATCCGCGCGGCAAATAGAGCCCGAAAGGGCTGGAAACATTCAGAAAAATCTAAAGAAGCTATTAGAACAACACATCTTGCGAGAGGCATGTCTCCAGAACATAGAAAAACTCTTAGTGAACGTATGACTACGATGAACAAACAAAGAAGAAACAGAGTCATCATCAAGTAGCTGCACCAAGAAAAACGAAACGTCCGAGCAGGGTTCTCCTGCTCGGACGTTTGTACTTTAACCTACCAAACCTTCTGTATCTACGGAAATATTTTTGGGTTATCTGAGTATACCAGGAATTAGGTTTTGATTGTCAACCATGCCACCCTGAAGGCCTTCCAGGCCCTTCCATACCATGAAACATTGGTTTTTACATGGTATGAATTTGAGGTGATCTGATGTCATTCACCGGGAAACTTTGTACGTGATCTTACTCGCCTCGAGGAACTTCCTGATGGTTTCTGGGTGAATGAAGAATCCTTGGTTCGGCGCCTCGACCATGAACGATGCGATGCCAATCAGATCCCCCGACGTGGTAAATGCTCCACCACCAGAATTGCCGTACCAGATCGGAGCGATGATCTGGACGTACGGTCCCAAAATCTCTTCCTCATCTGACAGAGACTGCCTCACATTGGAGACGGTTCCCTTCATGTACGTGTAGTACAGCCCCCTAGTATGGCCGACGACTACAACATCTGCTCCCGTTTCGGGAACGGATGTCACTATTGCCGCAGAGAGATGGACAGGATGAGGTCCAACCGTCTTGATGATGGCAAGATCTTTTTCTTTGCTGACCGCTATGACCTTCCCAGCATGCGTGGTCTTCGGATTCTCTCCCACGTTGGTAACTTCGCTCTCGACAATGTAGTAAGCGTTTTCTCCAACGAGTTGCTTGTCTTCGAACTCCGGAACTTGATGTGTCAACATCGCGATGAATCGGTCGACAGGGTCTTCAATCTTGAGCAACCAGTGCAATTTGGCTGAACCTTCAATGCAGTGGCGAGCTGTGAGGATCGTATCTTCGTTGACCCACACTCCGGTGCAACCCACCTGAACGTGGCCTTCGATGGTTTCTACCAAGGCCACTGTCTGAGATTTCGTCTGGGTGGGGAGAGGGACCCGGACTTCGGTATGGTGCATGCACCCTCCGACGACAGAAACCCAGGCAAGCAGAAGCAATGTAACGTATCGATTCATTTAGAAGTCCCTCTATTAGATAATAGCTATGGCGCGATATGATGTATCAGACGCCAGAGGGCATTTTTATGGGTTTTTTCAACCCATAATTTCGCCGTACATCCCAAACTGGTATAACGTAGGTTGCCCAACATCTCCATAGAAAGACAGGGTGGCAACACCACCACCACATTCGAGCCATGTAATAGTATGATAGCCGGCAGACAGATATCCTTTATACGTTGAAATTAGTACGAATGCTACGGTCGTTACGTTTGCTCCCCACGTTTGTGCGCTGTTCACTGTGGTAGAATCTATTCCGATGCCAGAAGCTGCGTACGAAAGCCCAGCTGTACATGACGCCAGCGAAAAAGCTTGCGCACGAAGAGCGGTCGCAACATCACCAGCAATGTATTCAAAACAATTATTTGTCGTGCCGCGCGAGGGTCTGAATGCTGCTGTGTTATAAGTCCATGAATCTGTCGATTCAAAAATTTGAAGAATCCTTGGAACTTGATTGTAGGCATTCCAAACAAATCTCTTAGAGATTGAATCTTCAAAAAATCCAGATGCGGTAGTTCTGATAGATCCAATGTATCTACGTGTTGGGTTTGTTGTTTTACACATAACCCCATTGAAAAGACTAATTTCCTCTGATCTTAATGTATTACTAGTCCAAGCACTTCCGTATTCTAAACTAAGTGTAGTGTCGTTGAAGTATCCGAAGATATCGACATTGGTGTTAGCTGCTAACGTGTTGACCGGAAGAGATTTTTCTTCGAAAGAAATCAATCTCCACGCAGAACCATCCCATAATGTGATCTGAGCTCCGGCAGACGGGGTGTAGTACAACGTACTGCCTGAAACAACGTCGGTAGTCGTGATGGGAACAGCAGATGTTAGAGTCAGCCTTCCTGTGGAAACGATGGGAACGAAGTCTAAAGACCCCATGCTCCTACCGGCGACAGATATGTCTCTTGCAACTGTGACATCTCTAGAAGTTAGTTCTCCTGTGACTTCAAAATCCCTAGAACTAGATGTCGTTCCGATTTTTGTATCATTAAGATGTACAACAGTTTGGACTTCGCCGCTACGATTATCTTTGACAATGATCCAGAGATTTTTCTTGATATCTTCAACTCGAAGAACCATCAGATCACCACGATGCTTTGGTTAGCCCTTGCGAATGCAATGGGTTCTTCTCTGTTTCTAACTTCGTCGTCGAAATACGGCAAAGATGAAGTCACTTCCAAACTGAGATTGGAAGAGAATGTTTCTTCTGGACGAACGGAGTCCCCGCTAGAATTTACGAAGCGGACCCTAATGACAGAGTCAGTTGCTCTAATGTTCATTCCTTGAGCTAAGAATTTCGTATCAATTCTTTGTTCAAGCATGTCTCTCATGAATCCGTATCTGTTTCTTGCGAAAACTGCCTTCGTGAATAAGGGTAAACCTGAAGCAAGACCATATTTCCATCCTCTGATCAGGGGTTTGTGGAGATAGTCCCAGTTTTGAGTTTGATCGTGAGCTTTCACTCGATATGACGCGAGTTGAGTAGAGCCGATGTATCCTGCCCCTAGCGATGACGAATACATTGTATTGAGATCACCAATACCAAAGTAGATTTTGAACAGATCTGTTGTCAACAATCCAGTTTGAAGAGTGGAATATCCCGTCGTGTCTTTATGGTCCCTAAAATTCGCCGGTGATGTGTCAGAAAAGTTAGTTCCCGCTGGACTTCCGCCGACCACTCCAGGACGCAAACCAATTGTGAATTGGTTTTCCACACTTCTGAACACTGTATCATTCGAAATTTTGAATCTAAGTTTGTCCTGATTAACTCGGGCAACGGTTGAATACTTCGATTCGAAAGGAAAGGACTTCGTCCAAACTTTGTCGCATGATGCTGATTCTGTGTCTAGGCTGATCTCGTTCGAAACCTGCGTGGAAGCGAAAGAACTGTTCACTTGAATCGTGCCATTGTTGATCCGTGTAATGTCAATGATATTAGGGACCATGGAATCCCAGAATCTTTCTTCGGAAGATGAACACTGGATATTTCTGAAATTTGTGGCAATTTCAGCACGAGGAGTAAGCATCTTGCTTAAAGAAACATCGTCGAATGGAACTCCCTTCTCTCCATTCACCAAGGTCTTTCTGGTATCGTCGATACCAGAAAGACTAAACACCCTTTGTCGGGCGAGGCTAGTTTTAGTTAAAATACTTCCCGTCATGAATCGATCGATTGTCGAACCCGAAAGTTCCGTAGAATAGAATACGTCGAACACGTCTACTATCGGTTCTGATCCAATCATCTCATGGATCTGTTCGGTATCAAGACGAGAATTCAACGTGTCATGGAATTCTGAATTCTCTCGTACAAGGCTGCCGTAAAGCGTAAGCCGAATGGTACCGGTGGGAATTGAGACATCGTGAGATGACGAATGATAGAACCAATACAAAGCGTTTGGTTCATTTGTCGCTTGGGATCTAGATGGAGGATTAGAAAAATTGGATGAGCTGACGAACGCAGATCGATATTTCGACAAGGTCAGAAACAACTTGTCTTGCGGAAATAGCAAGTACGGAGCTTTTGAGTGTTTTTCTGTTGTGTAATAAACGATGTCTTCATTCACTCCAGATGTTCCTGAAGCGACGTGAAGGCTAAGGCTTGGATTTGGAATTTCTACAAAAGAGGGAGTAGAGGTTGTTCTTCCAAAGATTGTTCTTCCAGTGAGGTTTTCTAGTCCACCCACTTTACTTCTTCCACATACTGTTTGGATGAAGATGCTGCTTCTTTCAAACGAAGAATTAAAGTACAGTTGTTCTACGAACCCTGGTGCTAATCGATGGAATAACGTGCTAATTCCCGTAGAAGCGAACGGTTCAATTTCTATTTTGACTGATCCGCTGAATTGCTGGGTGGTTGTATTTGGACGATTAACAACAACACCAGGCGTCGAAAAGGTAGCAAATCCGCTTGGAGTTCTAATGACTCTACTGATAGAAGACGAAAAAGGAGGATTGTGGACGTTGTTTAGAGTTAGACTTTTTACGTTGTCCGGAGACGGTACGATAGTCGCTGACAAGATTAGATCTTTTGTCGTACCGAAAGAATTGAATAATCCGACAGTGATCGCAGGACCTCCGATATCTGTATAGTAGTCTGGATCAATGACATTTTCGTCGATACAAGAAACCATCGTCCTGTCGTTGAACCATCCAGGTCCCGCTTCAAAAGGAAGTTCAATAACACATTTCTCAAGAAGAAATGGTTGGTTAATCATCGTATTGAGAGAAATTTGGTGACTTGCGCTAGGTGTTGTAGTGCTTAGATTCAGATTTGTTGTAGCAAGATTGTTGAAGAATACTTCTGTAACTCGCAGGGGTGGAGGCGCTTGCGACAACACCGTTCCTATGTTCAATACATTCGAACTATATTTCCCCAAAGGTCCAAAAAGAAGTTCTTCTCTAGGTTGCGGAATATTTCGTGGGTGGTTCACAGTGTCGCCATTAAATCCGAGTCCCCCACCCGGTGAATATTGGTTCGTATTGGGAATCCTGACAAACGTTCGGCTAGAGACGTCGTAGTAGTACGCACTAGCCGTTGTGTCTAGCAATGTATATCTCGATGCCATGGGTAGATCAAAACGAATTATAGTTTTGCTAGAAAGATTTGATGTAAATCCCATCCCCACATCTTCATTCTTAGATCCCGTAAGAAAGAACTTAGAATTTTGCATATCATATTCGAAAATCTTGTTTTCGTTGAATGCGGCATGCGGTTCTGACGTGTACGATCTTACCAACCACGGATCGACCGCAGATGGATTGACAGTTCCTGTTCGTAAAATTGTGATATCGCTTCGTAGGTCGCTTGTAAGGTATTTGCTTCCTGTTTCGAATGTGGTGGGATAGCTGATCGAAGCATTTGATTTGAAAATGACCGTGTTGGTATCGTCGAAGACGAGAGGAAATTTCCCATTTCTGTTCTTGTCTCCTGTACGTGCTACTGTGGGATAGCTCGCTTTCGTGCGATCGAGTTCATGTAATCTCTTTCTAGTACGAATGTCCCTAAGCGTCATTTAGTCTCACGTAACCTTCACGGGATCAGGGTAGATCCAGTCTCGATAATCATATAAGGAAGCCGCGGTGCTGAAAATATTTGTGGGCAAATAGTTTTCTGTCGGTGGTCGCATGCCTTTCAAAGCTTCCTGCATATCCAAACTAGCAGAGATAGGAAGTATAACTCCATCCCTTATTTGAGAGTCGTCAAATCCTAACAATCTCGTCGTAATCGTGGGCCAGAATCCCAAGTTCGTTGGAATACTACCGACCATGTCGACATTGTCTTCGTACCAATGATCACCAAGAGAGACTTCTTTGAAGTTGTATTTGCTGATGATCTGGTCAGCATTTCTGAATAGGTTGAAATTTCCACTTTCTAGGTTGGCTTTCGTACCATGTGGTTCGAACGGTGCATCGATAGATGTGAACGCTATTACCTTTCTGATCGTCAGGGGTTCTATAATTCCGTCGAACCCATGTTCGTTTGTATTGACAGCAGAATCTATGACGACGGGCTGGTTAGAGTAATAGTCCGTCAAATAGAGCACAGGATTGAACTTAGCGATCTCTTCGAAGTATCTCTGATTCGGAAAAATCTCATCGTCTCTTTGCCCGTATTGGTTCAAGTCAACAACATGCCCTGGCATACCCGACCAGATTTTTGCGATTCCCTGTTGAAAATGTTTGTCCTGCGTCAGTTCGATTCCTTGACGAAAAGGATCGACTGCTGACGTGTTCATGCTGTTAGAAACATATGTCCTAACAGGAGTGTCGAGAGGATTTTTTCCTTCTAGAAACGGAATAGTAGTCATGTTAGTGTTTCACGATTGTTCCGAAAATCTCCTGTAGCAATAAGACATTTGTAATCGAATGTCTGTCGTTCGCTCCCACGTAGATGTCAGAGTGAAAGTATTCTTTTTTGTGACGTTCTAGCATGTGAGATTCGATGATGAAGTTACTTCCCAGGTATTTTGTCTTACGAGGAACGATGTTTTCGATAAATGAACTGATAGATGCATCGAACCATCTGTACATATCGAAGAATTTGTTCAGATTGATCTTTTCAGTCAACCTATTGAAATAGACCGTTCTGATCGCTTCGAGGTCAGGATAGTCGGTACCGAAAGCAAGGTTTGGTGACCCTAGAGCGTTGTCGATAGCATCCAAAGTGGAAAAGATATTGATGATATCCTTGTTCAGAGAATCTATCAGAGAGAATTCTATAGAAAATCTTGAATCGTCCATGGGAGCTTCGCTTGGATCTATTTGGTAAACGGGTGAAACTTGCGCCCAGGGCGTTTCTAGAACTTTGTTGTACGACTGGTATCCTCTGATTCGAATCTTTTCATTCGTGATTCCATCATCGAAGTTCGGAGAAATAAAGTCGTAGTTCCAGATGACTGGAGAGAAAATTTGTTTATTCACCGGAAAACTTGTTGCTGTCATGTGACGATTATTCTGAGAATAGTCTTGCAGAAGTATTTCTCCAGTTGCATTAGTCGTTCGACCCTGCTGGTCCATCGAGATGTCATTTCTCAATCGACTGAACGAACCCGTAGGAGTGATTGCGAAATTAAAGTTTGCTGAGGGATCTTGGACTCCAAATGATTTCGGATTTTTGATGTGCTCATTCCATTCAACGTTGGACACATTCTTAGACCAAAATCTCATCTGAGCTACTTGCCCGTTGAAGTGTGTCGATCTAACTTCTGATGGTATCGTAGCGTCGGATGTGTTGAGATAAACGTATGCTGCGGCGTTAGTTCCCAAAGGAAGAGAAGCTGATCCGATTGCGAGGAATGTTCCCGATGCGTTATACGAACCTGTGATTGTGCAAAGAGCACTCGCAGCAGGATTAAATCCTCCTTGTAGTTCTTTGAAGTACGTTTGAGTAACGTAAGATGTTATTTGCCCGACGTTGTGTTTGGCAGCTCGAAGGTAATACGAAGATGACAACGACTGGGCTTCATCGTTTCGGCTCATTCCGAATGACACGTTCCAGTTTTCTCCATCGAAGATATTAGACCCTGTTAGTTGCATCGTTAGAAGAGGCACACCTGTAATGCTGGGTTGGAATCCAGTGCGACCGTACAGGACGATGCGAGTGTTCGCTGCGGTCGTTCCGCTGATAGCTAGCAAATTGAAGATGACGCCAGGGAGTGCAGAGGCCAATGCACCTGTCGTCTGAAGACGAACTAAGCTCTGGGTCGCGGGGGTCGGTCTACCTTGCGGAAAACGATAGAGTCCTTCGTAAGACCATGACCCAGATGTCCAAAGACCATCGTTCACGTTGGCAGAAATACCATGGGGAGGGAAAACAGATTTGAACGTATGCGTCACTCGCGACTCTGGAAATCCAGTTTCTAACTTAGAAGAACTGAAGAATCCCTGGGTTTGCACGTATCCTCCAGATACGAAGTCAAGCATTTTTCCGATTTCGCTTTTTGATTCTCTAGAGAATGAAAGGTTACGACGTGTCGGTCCTCCATACTCTTTGATTCTGAAGCTGTTGTCTGGATCGAATCCCATGGATCGAAGGAACGAACGAACGCTGTGTTGCGTTCCTTTTGACTTGATGATCTCGTTCAAGTTGACAAGGACACGACGAAGGATTTGATTCTGAATGTACTGGAGAGAGTTCCTATCTGTGCTAATCGCCGGTCTCAGATTTTCTGCATCGATGAACTGTTCTATCGTAGAATCTACGAAGAACGACGGGATTTTGACTCCCCACTTTTGAAATAACAACGGGAGAAAATGGTCGGCTGCACTCTTGTTCGGATCGTAATCGACATCTTCTGATTTAGCGAATGCATCGATGTAGAGTTTCATCTCATCGAAGAACTTACCCCAAACGTAGAGCATAGAAAGAAGCAGTTGGGTCTGGCCGAGCTTACCCTTTCCAGGGATGTTAGTTCCTCCGTACGCGTTGGAAATTGGACCCATGTCGCTATCCAACCCTGCGTGCTCTCGACCTTGCATGATGTAGTGAGCTGGCAGCAGTTTGGTTATGAGATTTGGATTGATAGAATCGTAGATGCTCGCAGAGTTGAGTAAGCTCGTGTTCAAATTCACGACGTCGGGATGCCCTGGAAAGAGAATTGGGCAGAGAGTAATTTTCTCGTAAGTCATCGGTACGGAAAGACTGCCTGTCGATCGAAGCCCTTGAGTAAAGTTCGTCACAAAAGAATGAAGGGATTTACCAGAGCTATCGAGAACGATTCCATTGATAGAGTCGGCTTCGCTGGCACCGAACGAACCGGTGGGCTCGTTGAATTTGTAGTACAACTTCAGATCGTCTGTTGGGAAGATGCTCTTGTAGGCGTTCTTTGTAAGTTGTTCTGACGTTCTTGCAGAATGAAAAAAGCGAAATTCGTCCATCGCTCCTGAGAGAATTTCTTTTGGAAGGAATGTTTGAGTTCCAATTCTGAATTGTGATCCGCTTCCGATAGTTAGCGGAGCAGAATCCATGGCGATCCTATTTATGTCATTCGCAGAAGATACAGAAATTGGGCTTCCGTTCTTGTAAAGAGTCAGGTAGTTTGTTCCGTCGTTCTTGTTATAGACGAAAGCAACGTGATGGAATCTACCTTTTTCGAACGATGCGCTGGTGGATGTTGTCGCTGAACCTGAAGTAACACACATCCCGACGAGAGCGGACGTCACGTTCGTAGACTGGGTCAGGAATGACGTTATGCCGTCGCTTCCAACTATCTTTTGAAAGACAACTTGGACATCATTCGTGACTGTTGGAATGTAGAGCTGGAACTCGACTGTGAAAGAACTGTCAGGAGCTAGGACCGATTGTCCGCTTCTCGTTTTTGAAATTTCTGGAAACAATCCTCCGGTGTAGTCTTTGACGACGATGTAGCTGCTGCTGAAGAAGAGAAATCCGTTGTTCTTGGGAAAACGATCGTAGATGTACTTTTCGAAACCAGTCATCTTTTCGAAGAAACTCTCAACTTCGCTTCTTGTTCCGTCGAACGGAAAGAAATTGATCATCTTGTCGAATGCAACGTTGGTATTGACTTCTGCAGAGTTAAAGAACGTGTGGTTTTCGAAGCGACTCCAATCGACATTCAGCTGCTGCGTCGATTTGAGACCTTGGGAAGGCGGGTCGTATGCGAATGATGAGGTCGAATTCGAATTCGTGTCAGAGAAATCCGATCCACGCATGGTAACGCTTCGACCGTTTTTAACGATGTCGATCAAGTCTCCCTGATCGACATTTGTCGGGATGAGTGGATTGCGAAACGTCATTGGCTAACTTTCAAGCACCTGCTGTGAGAACTCTAAATGCCGGACCGACATTCCTGTAGATGGTTTCTTTAGAACCTTCCACAAGCATTATGTCTACAACGTAAGCTCGACCATCAAGTAAAGATGTCATCCAGATGTCGAAGTACATCCCCTCACTATCCGATGACAACTTGGTAGACGAGTAGATTCGATCGAAAGGTACAAGAACGGTATTGGTGATCGCATCTCTAACTGAGTAGAAGACATTTTCTAGAACCACCGAAGGTGTTTCGAGAGGTGTTTTGACCAATTTAAACATCGGAGATGAATAGTCAAATATAAACAATCGCATGCGAGCAATGTCAGTGATTGTGTACTCTTCTGCCATGTTCGTGATGTTGATATTGTAACGTTTGGGCGTGGCCGGACCCGTTGTTCCGAAATTCGGATAGACCGTGAGAGATCCACTGAAGTACGGAACTTGTCTATCCGTTGACGTCCAAACCTGCTGAAACATTATCGATCCAGATTGCTGAAGTTTTGTGCGAAGAAATGGATCGTTTGACGACAGCGCGAAAGTCGAAGAATAGATGCCAGTGACGTTGCTAGATCCAATTCTGTGCTGAGAAGCGGACGCATGTGTTTCGTACCGGATGAATCCATTGCTGGTAGAAACGGGCGTTGTCAACTTCACAAGCATACTATTCTGCCCCGTTAGGGCAGTATTCGACGATCCAGAGACGAAATTTCTCAACTCTCCTCTAACGTAGTTGTAGAGAACGAGAGTTCCAGTCACATCGAACAAGAAGTTAGATTCATGGCTGTTGATAGCATCGTTGTACCTCATTATCAGCTGAGGTCTGATGTAAGGATTGCTCGCATTCGAAGACCCGAAACGTTTGACGAACTTCGTTGCCAACGCATTTTCGTCTGTTTCGCTGAAGGAAACTCTGAATCCTTTGTCGGGAATTAGCCCTGCCAGCGTGGCAGAAACAATTCTTGTGACATCCACGCTCAAATTTTCATCTCCAACCACGAAGGACTGGCTCACTGTCAAGCTGACAGTCCCTGCTCCGAGATCAGCGGTCGAGATCACGTCGATGCTGGAATTTCCCAGAGCTCCCTTAGCATTCGCTCCGCTAAGAAACCATACGCTGGGTGTAGATCCATCAAAAGTTGCTGTGATGAAGTTCGAAGCATCTGAATCTTGAAAGAAGATAACATCCCTTCCGATACCTTCTTGAAAGGATCGAGACAAAGGGTACACTTGCAGGCTAAAATTGTCCGGAGTGGACTGTCCACCGTAGACATCGAACATCTTCAACGTGCAGTTGAAAGTCGGATTTGTGATGTCAAACTTGCCCGCAGCGTAATCTGCGTGTAGATCAGTCAGGTCGAACTTGATAAGAGCTCGAGAAAGTTCGTGATTAGGAACTGAACCTGAGAAGGTTATTCCATAGAGAACGAACAGATCGATGCTCGCAGCTAATCCTACGTTGGCCGTAGTTTTGTGCAGGCGTTTGACGATCTTGTCAGTGATGTACGTGTCGCTACTTGGTTTGAAGATTCGATACAATGTTCTGCCTCGGGGACTTCTCTAAGTAAGTACCCGATACTGAACCGAAGCTCAAACTGCTTTTCCCACAATATCGTTCTCGGGAAACCGGAGTTCGAAGATGGCTCCCGGAGATGGAACGACCATTCCGCGGGTGGTGTTCGAATCTATGTCGAAGAAAGCATCGCTGTAAACCCTGTTCCCGACAGCTCCGAAGACGTTATCAATCTTCAGCTTGTTGACGGACAGGACACCGATGCTGTTGTAGATGATGTTATGCAGGTCAGAAAGGATGAGAGGTTGGTCAATCTGGAAGTTCTTGATGTTGAAGTACTTCTGGATCTTCTGGATGACATTCTGAAGCACGATCTTCTTGTTCATCGAGTTATCGACGGTAGTTTCGAAGATAACTCGAACATTGATGACCTGAGCATCGACGATGTCGATAGCATCGGAGATCATTCTGTAGTCGTTCAGATACTTGCGAAGGTTATCCTTCAAAGCATCTGGAGCAACGATCAGGTTAGAATTTTCATCTCTGCTGATGATGTACAGGATAGATGCTAACGGATTGTTAGCATTCTGCCTGGTAGCAGCCCTGAACACCCTGCCGAAGTTCGCGGGCATCAAATAGATACGAGAGATGAGGTCAGGTTTGGTGACGATTCGACTTTGGGAATTTCTGGCATTCGGAATGAGGGTCTTGAGTTCATCGATATCAGGGGGATCTTCTCCGCCGGAAGCTCTCTTGACATTCTTGGTCTCAGCAGACGAACGAACTCTTGCTGCGACATCCGAAGTTACGTTCGATGGGAAAGTCATGGCCATAGCCTTGACATTTCTTATGGTTCCGGGCTCGGCATTGTGGTTCAGACCTCCTCCATACCTGTAGCTAATGGTCAAGGTTACGTTGGACGAAGCTACACCCAGGGTCCTTGTGGTGATGAGTTGCTGCGGATCGATGCTAATCCTAGAGAATGTCGTTCTTCCGTACAACGGTAGAGCGAATTCACTCGGATCAGGAATGACATCATCCTCTATCGTCTCAGCCGATCCTCCTCCGAATACAAGAGTCGTAGTTCGGTTGTCGAGGTTCGTGGCCTTCGTGTATCTGTAGGGAGCTGGTTTAAGTTCGAGCAGTTCAGGAACCAGATCAGAGTCATTACCCACATTCGGACGTCTGGAGTAAACTGTGTCCTGCGACAGACTTCCGACCTCGTAGTAACTGTTTCCCAAGGAATCGTAGACCGATTGGATCTCTGTGACATTCGGGCTGGACAACGTGATTTCCCTAAAGGCGACGAACGAACCAATCGTGAAGCTTTCTTGGGTCTGCCTTCCCGAAATACAGATGCTCGTACCCTTGAGGATGAAGCTTTTGGGAGTTCCGTCCGTTGAAGCATCTCCCACCTGGATATCGCACTTCAAGTTGCCGTCGACATCTTGTAGAGTGTAATCGATCCTGTCTAAAAGAAGGTATTCGATACCGCCATCAGAAGTGACGATCGTTCCAGCATCGATGATCGGAATGGCAGAGGAATCTGGAATGCTCACTCCGTTGACCGATACAGCAGGAACTTCCACGAAGAACGATTGCATAACCACGGCTGGCGATGCACCGGTGATCTCAACTCCTGCACGCCGAAGCAACCGTTCGATGTTGTCAGTTTCCACAGCGAGATTCGGATCCATCTCTGTGAATTGATGATCTAGGTAGAATGACATGACGTCGCCAACATAGGCTGCCATATCCACCATCAGACCTCCAAGGCTCGATTCAGAGAAGTCGTTATTCACGTTCTCTCCGTAGAATGTCCGAGCGTATTCGATCAGATCAGCTCGAAGCCCGTCAAAATCCTTATTGAGGTATTGCCTTTGTCGTACAGCTTTGAGCGCATCGTTTTTTGTGCTAGACGCCATGATATTCTTTCTGTTTCAACTTAGCTTTGCTCAGCTTTTGTCGATGCTCTGGTGTACAGACATACGGAGTTTTGGGATCGAAATGATCTCCTTCGTACCTCCAAACAGATTTTCCAGCAGACTTAATTACCCGACGGCAACAGAGACTAATCGAGCTTATTCCTGTTTGATGAATAGTTTCACTGATAGAAGGAAACTTTGCGATCTCTTTTCCGTTCAAATCATATTGAACAACACGCTTGTTGACTTTACGAACTCGCATCTTCATGCGAGTTTCTTCCGACTTCGGTATACCGGCCATCTTTTGGCTAATCTGTCGTTTAGTCTTCTCGTCATGAAGCCTCCCGCAGACACCATCCCCACCCTCGGTGAAATTCGCTCCCCACTGACCTTTGACATCTCCACGAGTCTTGAATTCTGCGATCAACTTCTTTTCTATCTGTAGAGCTTCAACTTCAGAATCGGTGGAGAATACTACCTCTCTGCGTTGCCCGTAAGCTTTAGAGATAGCACGATGCCGTTTGTTTCGACGAATAAACTTCACCCTCCCAGCATCTCCCTTGCCAACGTAGAACCGTCTAGGGATCTGTTCAAGAGTCCAATCTATGTAGACGTAAAATAGCATCAGGAGACGTAGAGAATTATGTCGACAGCTTGGTCAGAAACGTTTAAAATGGGAAGATCGTAGGTTATAGAGAATTTGACAACACCAGTTTTGTCTATTTCTTCTAACTCGTTTGACATTTCAAATCCTTTGAGGGAAACGTACGGCATCCATTTTTCAATAGCTCGTTTGATCCTGAGCATGACTTCGGACTCAAAATCCTCTTTAGCCGTGATTTCGAAGGTTAGTTCTCGCAAATTAGCACCGTAATCGTACAGTCCGAGACGTTCGCCATGGTTCGTCTCAATGAGATTTCTGATGTTGTCGTTCACTTGGTCTGGGATGTCGTAATGCATGGCAAAGACTCCATCCACTTCGACGATACCTGCTCGAACGGGAGTTCTAATACCGATAGGGATCGGAGACGAATCCAGATTTTCATTCTGAATCGTTGCCGTGGTTTTACCGACGCTTTTGAAGGAAATTACAGCCATGTCATGACAGTCCTAGAACTGTTCCTGCTGCTTTAACTAGCTGACCTGTTCCCAATATGACGCCTATCATGTCGCAAACCAGCATTGAAACCATGTTCTGCAGAATGACAATTATCGTAGCGACGAGCAGCTTAGGAAGGATGACCAAAAGCCCGAGATTTTCTAGAAGCTTGAGAAAGAGATCCAGCACGATCGATCCGATCTTCAAAAAGAGATCGGGTGGTGACGGTGGCATGCTGATCAACTTGATCACAAGACTGGGTTTCAGAACCTCTAGAGGAATGCTTAGGATTCCCGTGAACAGGTCCGGGAATATGAGGAAGTTGAAATCTGGGATGGGTGGGATAGGAACAGCGGGAGGAATGGGAGGCGCTTTGAAGAGCTTCGGAAGTTTCAAAGCAAGGTCCACGAGTTTCGGAACTCCAACCTTGTACTTGATATCGAATGCGGTCTGAAGTTTAGGGTCTAACAATGCCGCATTCAGTTCTATCAAGAACTGGGGTATCTTGACCTCCACGTCAAAAAATGCCGTTGGATCGAACAGAGGGGGAGCGTTGAGGTTCCCGTCCATGTTCAACATTTTTACTATGGGTTCGTAAAGATTGGTCACTATGATCTTTTGATACGCTTTCTCCGGATCGATTATCACAGGAGTCATCATAAGAGCCAACGGAGATGGTTCGAACCAGAATAGGTCCCCAAGCGGGTCTAGAGGATTCAACAGCAGCTTGTCCGGATCCACCAGCTTCGGTCCTGGCATGGGCGGAAATGGAAATCCGAGGAGGGACGATATCTTGGGACCCTTACCGTCCCTGTTTCCTCCGGCGAGAAGGAGAAGTACTTGCGCTGTGAATGCATTCCGAGCATCGTCAGTCAACTTCCCGTCGTCGTCGACCATTCCGATGCCCTTGGGTCCGAGGATTGGCGAATTGAAGGACATTGTTAGTCGTTCCTCGCAAAATTCTCAAATTCGAGATCAGTTATTCTCTCGAGGATAAATCCACGTTCTCTAAACCATTGATCCTTCCTTCGGTCTCTTGCTACTTGTTCATTGATTGCTTTCGACTGGACAGATGATGAATCTGTGATTGTATGCCAATAAACGCCATCAAATTCAACGAACCTATCAAGATTTTTGATGTAAAAATCAATCGTCCAACCATTGATAGCGACCCAACGAAGAACATTTTCTTCTGAAAATTCTTCGACCAAACGTTCGTAGAAACGGTCTTCATGTCTAGAGCTTCGTTGCACTCCGTTCAGAGTTCGACTTTTACTGGCTTTTTGTGCTACTTCTTTCCATGGGAATACTTCTTTCACATGGGGAATTTTCATAGGATTATCTACACCATATCTTGTCAAACACGTTTCAACTTTTCTTTGTTTGACAAAATCTGATTTGGAAGGATTCGTCACCTCCAGATTTTGGAGACACGTTTTGATCTGTTTTTCTTTGATCTTGGGGCTTTGTAAACAGTACTCGACTCCATAGTTCTTGAAAGTTGTTGCTCGTATTTTTTCTAATGTTTCAGGAACCTTTGAAGGGTTGCCGACACCCATGTTTTCTTGAAACACTTTTCTTTTTAGTTCGTCAAGCGTTCCACCCAATTGCTGCGATGAATTTTGACACGCGACTGAACAAAACGTCATTTTAGATTTGTTATAAGAAGCGCTTATTGTAAAGGGTTTTGTGTAATTTTGACAGCATTCATCACATTCTAGGTGAGCCGTTCTTTGGGTAGATCTCCGGCTTCTTGTCCAATAAGAATGATGTATTTCGACGAACAAGAAGCTCACGCTTTTATTAGTACTTTCGTCGAAAACGTTCCGTTTGCCCCACCAGAGCCCACTGTACTTCCAATCGTACTTACGATCGGCGGAGCTGATACAGTCCCGCCTGCGGGAGCTGCCAACGGTGTACACAGAATAGCGGCGCTGGCGTCTTCTCCGCCTAATTTAACGTATCCACTCGTCGAAGGAATGAAGATTATGTTACCATCCTTTATGACGATACCTGCACAGTCGCTTTCTGGAGTATCTTTCGTCGGTTGGAGCAAGTACTTGATGGACTTCCTCGCAATGATACGGACGTGATCAACCTTGATGACCGCGTACGGTCCAGCAGGATCTTTCGAAATGCCCTTGAGTTGAACGTTGAAATTCTCGTCCGCATCGGACTTCATCGAAATGTAGATTCTTCCGAGGTCGAACTCTAGGTCAGGGTTTCCTTCGTCCACATTTTCGTTCGTAACGTCCTTCTTAGTCTCGGTGTTTCCG